CCCGAACAGCAGATGCAGAGCGTCAATTCTTTCCTCGGCATATTGGGCCATTACAACTCGTACAGAGAGCGGAAGAGATTGGTACAGCAAGTAGATGTTACACGTATAGGCTATATGACGGACGGGGATTATAGGAAGATATGGCGTTGGGATGAGTGATGTTTACTCAGAAGAGAACCTGTCCTTTGGGGTATTCGTGATTTCAATTATTTTTGTTCCATAAAACGGCAAGTTTTATGATTGGAGATACCAAGAATAAAATAGCGGTTGTAATTTTGTCAAAAATGAAAAAGATGATTATAGACGATTCAGTAAAACAGCATATTGTGGAGGTAGCGGTGCCGGGCAGTTTCTCAACGGTGGCAATGGCTTTCCTTCAAGAAAGCATTGTACACATGATTCCTTGGTTGATAGTAACGATGGCTGTGATTCTGTGCGACTTGGCATTCGGTCTGAGGTGCTCGCTGTTGATGGGCGAGAAGGTGCGCTTCTCATCCGCAGCACGGCGCACGATGGGCAAGATGGTGACTTACTTCGCTTTCGTTATCATGGTCTGTATGATAAGCGTGGCAACCGCTACTGACAACAAGATAGACATCTACGCCTGTCTGCTGGTCTGCTTCATCGAAGGATGCTCTATCTTTAACAACCTGCTTAAACCGAAGGGATACAACTTAGACTTCGCCAAGGCGGTAGGCATCTTTGGAAAACAGGTTCTGAAAGTGGATAAAGAAGATTTGGAAGACGTAATATCAAAAAAAAATAATAAGCTATGAAGTACTTTACAATCGGTGAAATGGTATCGAGCGCAACGGCTGACCGTAGGGGTATTAACAACCGATACTCAAAGCAGCAGATGGAGAACCTTGTCAGATTGATAGATAACGTGCTTGACCCACTGCGTGAGGCATACGGCAAGCCTATCCGTGTGACAAGCGGCTACCGCTCGGAAGAGCTGAATAAGGCGGTTGGTGGCTCTCCAACATCTGACCATCGCAATGGCTTTGCTGCCGACATTGTAGGTACTCCAGCGACGAAAGAGGAAAATGAGAAGCTGTTTGGGCTTATTATCTCGCTCGGCCTTCCGTACCATCAGTTGATAGACGAAAGGAACTATTCGTGGGTTCACGTCAGCTACCGAAGTGAAAATGAAAATAAAAAGCAAATCCTAAAACTATAATCAATATGGACGAGTACAAACGCTTCATGATTGCATTGATGTGGACGATAATGATGTTCTTTGCGTTACTGCTTACAGTAATGGTTTCATGCTTCACGCTCACTGGCTGCTCATCGGTGCGCTACGTGCCAGTGGAGACCATCAAGCATGACAGCATATACATCTCCAAGCTGGAGCGTGACAGCATCCACGTGCACGACAGCATCTACCTGGAGGTTAAGCAGCAAGCCGATACCATCATCAAGACGAAGTATGTGCAGAAGGTGGTCTATCGGGACGCATTGCGTGTTGATACATTATTCATCGAGCGTGTGGACTCCGTGAAAGTGCCTTACCCCGTGGAGCGCAAGCTATCCAAGTGGGAGAGCGTAAAGATGGATATAGGCGGCATAGCCATTGGCGGTATAGTCATGTTGGTTATCGGTGCAGCCTTGGGATGGATAATCAAGCATAAGCGCAACAACATATAAAAGCCAAGAAAGGAGGTGTTCGAAAATGGCAGGCAAAAGCGGTGGCTGTTCGACCAAGAAAAAAAGTGGCAAGGGTGGCAAGAAGTAACCCTTCACTGAGAAGTTGAGAAGCATTATCCCTTCGGGTTTGGAAAAAAGCCCGACCCCTTGTTTGACAAAGTAGAAGTTCGGTTAACAAGGATAAATAACATCGTCAGTATATGCTATCCGTCGGGCTTGACGGGTAAACATATCTGGCGATGTTTTTGTTCACCATATTTCTATAAAAAATGAGCAAAGAGGAGTTATTTAACATTGTGATAGATTTGGTGGCTGATACGACTGGTGTATCGAGAGAGTGCATACTGACAAGCAAGTGCGAGGAGAGTACGGACGCTCGCTCTATTGCCGTGAAGGTGCTCAGTCGTTACCTGACCGATGTGCAGATTGCTAAGTTGATGGGAATTACGGCACGTGGCGTGAACTATATCCGTGAGACCTTTTTATTGAGGTCGAGAAAATGGTTCGTCAGAAGCAATTACGAAGCGGTGATGAAGAGGATAGGAAGTAATGCGTTGATATGGTCGGGTTGATGGCGTAACTTTGCATCGTCAACCAATAGTGGTTGGCACGACTTAAACCTTAACGATTATGCAGATAAAAGGTATGAATGGCGAAAGCTACAATGTGACTGGCCAAGGCCAAGGCACATACAACAGTGTCGGTTCGAGTTTAGGCATTTCCTCCTTCCTCGGATTGAATGCAGGAAACCTCTTCGGAGGTTGCGGTAACGCATGGAATCGCAACGGTGTGAACGGACCTGTGGAGGTAATCACCTCTGAGGATAAGCCTATCAGTCGCTACGAGGCCAAGATGATGCAGGAACTCAGTGCGAAGGATTCCGAGATTTCACTCTTGAAGGCCGACAAGTACACCGACCAGAAGATTGTGGAGACAACGGCTTACCTCATGGGTAAGATTGGCGAAGTGTCTGCCGAGGTACGTGCCAACAAGGATGCACAGCAGGCCATCAACATGGAGCAGGCCGTTTACAATGGCACGAACACCGCCACCATCGGCTGTCTGAAACAGCAGATTGCACAGCTCCAGTCGTTGTCAACGATTGTGGTGCCACAGCGAAAAGTCTGTGATACGGGTTGTTGCTGCGACTAAAATTACACGCTTATTTGAGTGACGCTCAATTACTTATGGGCGTCATTCAAAATAAGCCTGTCTGAAACCTCTTATTTTACAACGCTTATGATTACGAACGCATACAAGCTATCAGCAGTCATTGCTACATGGGTGAACCCAGTGGTTCAGCAATTCATGACGGGCAAGATGTCCTCTCTCCCCTTCGTACAGCTTATCGAGAACAAGGTGAAGGCGAGCGGATGGGTCAGCCCAGCGTGGAGTTTGTCGGCAGAGTTAGCACCGCTGATGAACAATATTTCCTCATCTATCATTCAACCGATAGTCCAACGCTATATCGCCTCCGTACCCGATGAGCAACTGCCTAAGATGGCGCACAGCATCGTAGATGAAGCCATCAAGCAAGGCTCTCTCTCGCTCATGGAGGGCAAGGTGGTATTGGAGAAAGAGGACTTGGAGGAACTGAAACAACTGCTCAACTACAATCTTCCTCTCAGTCAAGAGGACGAATACGAAGTGATAACAGAACCCCGTGCGGAGGATTCCGCAGAATAACTTAAACCTTAACTATCATGATTCAATTAAGTCCTATTGCAATCGCTGCCACGAGCCAACAATATTTGGCCAATGTGGTGGAAAATCTCTGCCAAGCCTATTGCTTGACGGATAGTGTACAACCTACAGGCAACGTGACCTTCTCCGTAGCCTCGCAGCAGACAAGCGGCACGCAGACCATAGTGACTATCAATGCCGCCGTGACCGTGACCTATCAACCCAAGGGTTATTGCAAGAGCGTGGTGCGCCAGTACAACGAACAGTTCCAAGTCGCCTTCATCGGTGCGGCAGGCGCCGTGCCTACCATTGCGCTGACACCGCTGACTACCGTTGTGACCGCTGACAACATCAAGTGTTGCAACAAGGCATACGGCGTGAGCCTCGCTACGCCTGTGACCATTGCCGCCACGTTTCCCGCAGCGTAGCTTGGCGAAGGCTACAATAGTAAGAAAGTCACGAACAAAACGTTCGATATGATTGTTTCACCTATATATAAATAAGGTATGAGAACGAAGGAAGAAATGATAGAACGATACAGCCACCTATACGATAAGATGAAGGAGAGCAAAGATGTGAGTAAGATGAAGATATTTGGCCAAGCTGAAAAGAATATCTTCAAGCAACTTGCGTCATCCAATCCTCAGATTGCAGACAACTGGCTAAGTATGATTGAGGCTGTATGCTGGAAGAACTATCTGAGCGAACAAGAAGCAATGAATATATCCAAGCATATCGAGAACCAAGACGGAACGAATGGGTATCATTGGCAACGTGAAACATTCATGAAGGCGGTTGAAAGCATTGGAGGTAAGAAGGAGGATAATCCGAATTACAATTCATGCGCATTGCTCGCTACTGCTAACATGATATACAGCGACCACGCCAAGAGTATCGCCGAAGACATGGGGTATAAGACGCCTGCCGAAGTGTCTAATGAGCGTATGCTCCGCTCATGTTATAACAAGGCGGTTGAGAAGCTATGTGATAAGGATGATGGTTTCAAAGTGAGAAAATACTTCAAACACAAGATGCAAACCGACTGACGCTATGAGTGTAGATGAATTAATAGATTGGATGGATATATCGTGTGGTTGCGATATGTTCTTGATATTGCAAGAATTGCAATTTAATATCTATTATTTTGTATTAAAGAAAGGGTGGTTTTTTAGCCATCCTTTCTCTTTATATATAATTTATATTAAAACATTATATATTATTGTCGCATAATATTGCGACATTCAAGTAAAATGCTTATATTTGCACCATAATTAAAAACATAACAAAAACGTAGGAGATAAAAAAATGAAGGCAACAGATAAAGAAATTATAATTAAGGATGGTATTACTGAGAGTTCTATCGAATTGATACCAGTCGTGAGAAATGGGAAAACAACAAAGAGAATGAAAGAAGCATGGGTTGATAAATCAAGAGATGCCTTAGCAAAATCGTATATAATCGAAGGTCATGAGGTATTTATTATCACAGAAGAAATTGAAAGGGCTATATCATCACCATATACAAACACGGTCTCTTTATTTAGACAAGATGGATCACAGATTGACGCAGATTGCGTTTTTGGAAAGTCTGGCAATACGATTCGCAAATGTATAGCATCTTACGATGTCAAAAACAAAAAGTTCGACTTCTCAGGATATGGATTGAATGGGAGTAGAGGTAAAGGACAAATAGTAATTCTAAGAAAAATTAATTGGTAAATAACATAGGAGGTTTGAATATGAAACGTATCTCAGTTTATTTTTCAAAGCCAGTTTCAAGAAAATACATTGATGATAAATGGAATAGCAAAACAAAGAAATGGGAATATGATGTAGAATGTGAGGAGGTAAGTGATACATTTGAATTTTTCTCTCTCGCAACAGCTAAAAAGTTTATTAAAGAGAATATGGAGTTCTACGCAGGTTCATCAATTACTAAAGTGTTTTCAAATGGTGATTTTGAAAACCTTGGAGAAATCAAACTAAGCGGATGCAATAAGCATTTTATAGCTAATACGAGACAGAAAGTTGCAAATTATTAATAATATTCAGCCCTCGACAACACGGTTAAGTCAAAAGATATGTGGATAGAGAATGCAAAAATGTGGCAAATCGTCGATAAGATACAAGGTGGTAAGCTTGTGAGTTGCTTTAATTACGAAGTTGACAAAAAACGAAGATACAAGGCTATTCATACACCTATCGCTCCAGATAAAGAAACAATGCGCTATCTCCTTGATAGATTAATGATGGTTGAATACATTCTAACAGTAACAGATGGGGAGTATATCACGATATATGAGATAAAACATAGCCGCTTAACAGACTATGAATGGGAGGAAATCGAATGAATGAGTTAGAGTTGATAGGTGCTCAGATTAAGGCCATACGACAATCAGAAGGATTATCTGTGCGTGATTTAGCATCTAAGGTTGGTATAACGTATCAAAGCCTCAATCGAATCGAGAACGGGCGATACAATACCGGCATCAGCAACATTTATCGTATCTTGGATGCGTTGAAATGTGAAATAGTCATAAAGAAAAAGGCTTGAATAAATCAAAACCAATTCTTTGGCGTATCTTTGCAACAGCATTTGTTTATGTCGTTGTGAAACGCCATTGATAAATCTCCTATGTTGGAGCACCATTATGGTGCTCCTTTTATTTTATCTATGACTTCTTTAATGGCTTCATTAACCTTCTGTTGATTCCTTCGTATATATATATCAGACATTGGGTATGGCGACTTGTGTACGAGCGCCATGTCAATTACAGCGTCTGGAATATCCAGCTCAGCGGCAATCGTAGCCCATGTGTGGCGTGCCCAATACGAAGTTAGGTTTGGGAATATTGGTTTGTACCGCTTCACTTCGCATTGCTTCCTTCCGCATCGTTCTTTAGTTATAATTACCTCACCAATTCGTTGCAAGTTCTCATTCATGCGGTGAATAAAATCCTTATGATTGGTGTAGCTATCCATAGGAGACAGCAGATAATTCACGCCACGATAGCGGTTGATGATTTCCATCGCTTCATCAGGAATATAAATTGAGCAAGGGATTTTCGTTTTGCTTCTAATATATTCAATTTTTCTACCAGTAGTTGGCGGTAGGTGCAATAGGTCAATCATATTGATTCCAGCCAGATAAAACGAGAGCATGAACAGGTCACGGTATTTTCTCTGATGCTCTTCGCAAGGGTAATCCCGAAGCGCACGAATCTCATCTATCGTCAGTGAGCGTTTCATTGTCTGCGCTGTCTTGATGCGGTATCTTCTGAACGGGTAACTATTAAGAGATAACAACCCGTCATCGATTGCCGAATTGATAACGGAGCGTATATTCCTCATGTGGATAGAAATCGTGTTCACACTGATGCCTTGTTTTGTGAGCCAATTCTCGAAGCGCTTCAAGAATGTGATGTTGACACTATCTATGGTGATACCACTAATCGGTGTGAATCGCTCCAATGTGGATAGCGTGTAGCGATAGACCTCTCTTGTTTTCTCTGTCTTGCAAGCATCCATGTAATCGTTCCATATTTCGGTCAGATACGACACTTTCGATTCTTTGTCTTCTTCCTCTCCAACAACAGCACGTTTGATGTCTGATGCGGAACAGACCTTCATTTTACAGCTAACCTCAAGATTGCAGATAGCCAGTTCCACCTCAGACAGTTTCGCTTTGGCAATCCGATTCAGTTGTGCCGCCATCTGATGGAAGACGATTTGCCCGTCAATAAATTGCGATTTCCCAATCCGAATGCCAGTCGAGATGTGTACCGCTTGGCTCTTATGTGAGATGCGTACGACTAACGGGAAGAGGTTATCAGCAGTTTTTTTTCGAGTGTCAAGGACTAAAGTTGCTTTTGCCATATCTATATATATAATAAATAAAAGACTGGAGAATCGCAATGAAAACGGATTCTCAATCTTTTCTCAATCTTTTTGCCACAAAGAAACGCAAAATACATCAAAATGCATCAATATTTGGCGGTTAAAATAGGGTAAATAACAAGAAAAAGACTTTATAAACCATGCTTAAAACGCTGATTTATAAAGTCTTAAACTTCTGTCGGGGTGGCGGGATTCGAACCCACGACCCCCTGCTCCCAAAGCAGGTGCGGAGGAATTGTATCTACATGTTGTTCAAGATGTTATGATAGAGTTAATTATTGTCTCAATCTTCTCTCAATTTTTCATCATCTTCATCCTTTGAATTTTTCTCAATATTCATGGCGTTGACGATGATAAGGTTCTTGCGGATGGCCTCCTTAATCAGCATATCTCGATTGTTATACTTCGTGTCATATTCCTTAGCGAGCCGTTCCATCACGTGCTTTGGAAATCGCTTATCGAAAGACTTCATACACTCGATGAAAAACTCAATCTCTTGCGTATTCATGACGCAGATATACTTCTCCAACTCGACAATCTTACGGATGGTATAGTTGACAACCGATTCTTCGCTGCCGTAGATATACCCTTCTCCAGTAATGAGCCATCTGGCGTCAATATCTGGATGATGTTCAAGCAACCACATGATAGGCTTCATCCCAATTCCGAACGAACCATTGAGAATCTTGCCAGCATAAGTCTGCTTAACGCCCATCTCATTGGCGAACTCTGTTATGTTTCGATACTTCTCTCGAACGACCAAGGCGTATCTTTCGTGCAATTCCATACGATATAATACTATAATTAAACATATTACTATTTCATGGACTGGCACATCATAACTCGCCAATACCCACGAATATCGTCCATAGATATATCAAACGGAGGATAATTCGGATTAATAGATACACATTTCACATAGCCTTCAAGCGAAGATGGATAGAGGTTCTTTATCACGACGCCGTTGCACGTATCAAGCACATACGTTCTACCCCAATCGAGAAATGCCTTCTCGTTAACTCGCTTGATAATAACACGTGACCCGTTAGGGTACTCTGGTGACATACTATCACCAGTGACCATGATTGCCATCTCAGCATCAATAATCGGTGAGATAATCTTCTCGCAATCGTAGTCGTGGATTGATTCTACCACATCTGTTAAGCTGCCACCTTGCGCATAGGTCGGGATGACTAAAATCGTCTTCTGACCATCCAATAACTTGGTCGGTTTATCATCCGTCTTGATAATCATATCTCCTTCGCCCTTTATCAACCATTCCATATTCAACTCTGGGAACGCTTGACTAATACGCTCTCTAATCTCTACACCGATGTTGTTCGACATATTCTGTACATACGATGGTGATACGCCTATGATACGATTGAACCTACTGATATTCAAGTTCTTATAGGCAATAAACTGGATTAATCTTTCTTTCAATGTCATAACACTATATTAATTTATATTAAAACACTATATAAAACTATTTAAACGCTATATTATTTCAATAGAAAATTATAATTTTGCATTCAGAATTAATAAAACAAGTATATATAAACTGATTATAAAGCAAATATAAATTATAAATATGAAAATGCAAAATTTAAAGATAAATATTTTCATAAAAAGTTTAAAACGCTTGATATTCAATAAGATATATACTCTATTGAAAAAATAAGGACTATATAAAACTATAAACGATTATATTATGGTAAATGAGAGTGTATTGTTAAGAAGACAAGAACGAAGAGCGGCCAAGCTGCGTGTTCGTATGAGAGAGGAGAAGAAAATCGTTGCCCGTTTTGAAGAGCTTCGCAAAATATACGGCTCTACGGATGCCACGATACAATTGGCAAACGAGCTGTACGTGTCCGTACCTACGATATATAATATCCGTAGGCGAGTAGAAAAGTATCAAAAAATGGAAAGCAATGGTAACCAATGAACTGAATGTATCAGACGGCGGTCGATACCCTATCGGAATAGCTGCTGATATACTCGGTATCAACCGTTCAACTCTTCTTCGGCATACGAAGCAAGGCTTAATCAAGTGCGGTTTTTCACGAGCTAATGCCCGTCGGTTTTATCTTGGACGAGAGCTGAAACGATATTGGCTCGCAAGTTATTGAAGCAATGCCTGAAGCTTAAAGAGGGCAAAAATATAATGTAAATATGGACGAGAAAGTGAAAAAAGCGATGAAAGAAAGCATCGTAGCGAAAGTGAAACAAAATGGAGGTAATCTGGCTGGTTTGACGCAGAGTGATATTGCGTCCTATATCAGTGGAATGAAAGAGCGTATCGCAGCGGTCTTGCCAAAGCATCTGACGCCTGAGCGTATTATTCAGATGGCAGCGACTACAATTCAGCGGAATCCTCAGATTGCGAAATGTAATGCCGCCTCTCTGCTCGGAAGTGTGATGCAATCCAGCATCTTAGGCTTCCCACCAGTTGATGTGCTGGGTTATTGCTACTTCGTACCTTATGGCAATGATGTGCAATTTCAAATCGGGTATAAAGGTCTGATTGAATTGGCACGAAGAAGTGGAAAGATTAAGATGGTGTACGCCGAAGTAGTCAGAGAAGGCGATGAATTTAATGCGGAGTTTGGCCTTGACCCTAAACTGGAACATAAGCCTAAGTTTGACGCCAGTAAGCCTATGACACATGTCTATGCTGTGTGCCATTTTAATGATGGTGGTTATAACTTCGTTGTGCTCTCGAAGAGCGATGTGGAGAGACTGCGTATGCGTTCGCCGATGCAAAAAGGCTCGCCAGTCGGTGCTTGGAAGAGCGATTACGAAGCTATGGCGAAAGCGAAGGCCTTAAAACAGCTATCTAAGTATCTACCCCTTAATATCGACCAACTGACCGCTATCAGCAGCGACGAGCAAGTCATTACGCCTGATAATATTGACGATAATGGCAATTATCGTGTCGAGGATGCGCAATACCAAGTAGTAAGCGATGAGACGCAAGATGAAGCCCAAAATACATCTTCTGGCGAATCGAATGCTAATGGTTAGAACGGTCTGTTTGGCGATGAGAATAAAAAATAATTTAGTCAATAGGTCGGTATAATAGCCGACCTTTATACATTTATATATATATGAGTACGTTTTTCACAGATAAGAAACCTATTAAGGTTGTATCGAAGACACATAATGAATGGTTAGCGAACAGAAAAGGAATCGGTAGCTCGGATATAGCTACGTTGATGGGCTGTAACAAGCATTCAACGCCTTATCAACTCTGGCTCAGATTAACCAATCAACAACCAGTCGAGGAAGAAGAGAACTTCCTCATGAAGATGGGTCACAAGTTAGAACCTATCATAGCTGAGTTGTGGGAAGAGGAAACTGGTCACCGAATCATCAAGAATACAAAGGCGGAGTACATGTATATCCATCCAGAGTATGATTTCCTTCGGGCGTCACCCGATAGAGAATTCAAATGGAACGGCCAAACAGCCATTCTCGAATGCAAGTCCACACAGCTTGAAGTCAGTCAAGAGGAGCTGCCTCCTTACTGGTTCTGTCAGGTTCAGTATCAGATGGGCATTGCACAGAAGGAGTATTGTAACATCGCCTGGCTCATCAGTGGTCGCAAGTTCGGCTACGCTCAAGTGGTATATAACGATGAGTTATTCCATCACATGATGGAGGTAGCTAAGGAGTTTTGGATTGATTGTGTCGTGCACGGTAAAGAGCCTAAATTAGAAACGATTAAAGATGTCGAGATAAAGTACCCGTATTCCACGGAGGATTGCATTGAAGCTGATGACAATGTTATCAGGCTATTCGATACGCTCTATGAATTACGTGACCGCAAGAAGGAGATTGAGGAGCGTGAGAAATCAACCATCGAGCAAATCAAGCTATACATGAAGCAGAATAGCCAACTTATCTATGAGGGTAAAACGTTGGCCACGTGGCGGACTGGTAAGGATAGAGAAACCTTTGACGCCAATCGTTTCAAGAGCGACTATCCTGAGCTATACCAAGAATATGTCAAGCTAACCAAGGGTTCACGACCTTTATTAATCAAGTAGTTATGTCTAAACGTTTTATCGATACAGAAGTTTTCAAGAAGCAGTTTGTAAGGGGCTTGCCAGCTCCTTACAAGCTCCTATGGCTCTATATCACGTGTGATTGTGACAACGCTGGCATCTGGTACGTGGACGAAGAAGCGGCTCAACTATACGTGGGTAAGGATGCCAAGATAACGCTTAGTAAGGCGTTGGAGCTATTCAATGCCGATGAGAAGCGTATTATCCCGTTCGACCGAGGCAAGAAGTGGTTTATCCTCTCGTTTGTTAAGTTTCAATATGGGGAACTTCGGTCAACCAATCCAGCTCATAAATCCGTTCTCGATAAATTGCAAGTCCTTGAAGATGAGGGATTGATTGAGTTTGATGAAGGGGCAATAAAGCCCCTTGAAAGGGGCTATGATGCTCCTATGGATAAAGAAATGGATATAGATAAGGATATGGTTAAAGTTAAGGAAAAGAAGAAAGAAAAAGATGAAGAAAAAGAAAAACGTACGCAAAAGAAATCGTATGGCGATGGTGTCACGCTGACGGATGCGGAATACAACAACCTGCTTATGTCCTTCGGCGAAGAGTGCACGACGTGGTGTATCGAGAAGCTTGGTAACTACAAGCTATCGAGAGGGAAGTCGTATAAGTCAGATTATAGAGCAATATTAAACTGGGTGAAAGATGAATATAACAGATATAAAAGTGGGGGCAGTTATCCAAGAGAATCTGCTCAAGACCGATCCAAGCGAGAGAAGCAACAGCGTGACCTCGAATTTGCCGAGTTCGTACAAGACAGCCTTAATGGAGGAGTGCCGTAACCGTTATGGCAATTTTAAGACGTTTATAAAAACGTTTTCTCCAGACAAGCAATACATCTATTGTTTGCATAAAGACCGATGTTTCAGCGGTTGTGCACCTACGTTAGCTGTCGTGTCGCAGTGTTACGGCTTTGAGGTTGCCAAGGTGTTTGTGAGCGGTCAGGTTAAAGACCTTATGGAATACACAGGCTGCATAGGTAAGATGAGTATCAATCAGATAGACGCCGTATCGAAAGTGATTGTGACCACCTACTATTTCCTGAAAGTGACGGAGTTGATGTACTTCTTCTTCCAATTTAAAGGAGGTCGTTACGGCACGTTTTATGGCAACGTGGACGCCATCAAGATTACGGAAGCATTACGTAGTTTTCTCACGTTTCGCAATGAAACGCTCGATGCGATTGAACGAATGGAGAACCAATTGCGAAAGGAACGCCTTATGGCTGATGCAGCACAGCACGCCATCAGCTACGAAGAGTGGGCTAAAATCAAGGCGAATAATAACCAGTTATAGTTGGATTATATAATTCTGTATAGTTAATTATTAATTAATATAAAAATAATATAGATATATCGCTATTTATTTTCATATTATATATAAAACTATTATATTTGCACCATAAAATTAATACAGACAATAATTTAATATAGGAGATTTAATGATGGCAACATTTACTGAAGAAGTTAAAGCCGCTCTTATGAGCGGTGCAAAGTCAAGTTCAATAGCAGCTTGGCTGAGAAACCATGATTATTGCGTCTATACATACGGATGGGATATGATAGATGATGGTCATTATTTCGTCTATGACGATTCAACCAAAGATTGGCATCTTGATGATACCAAGATGAAGGTTGAAAAGTCTTACGATAAAACGAGAGAATTCTATTATCGTTGTGCAATAGACGCAGCGATGGTATCAACCATTAAATCTATGCTGGTATGAAGAAGTGGATTACAATGATTGCTTTGGTCGCCATGATAATGGCTTCCGAAAGCATGGGTATAATGTTTTGGGCTGGGTTTGTAACAGTCCTTATCATCTCATTTAGCATAACAGACGAAGAAAGGAGGGCTTAGGAATGATATTACTTACAAATACGCAGATGAGGGAGATGGCGAAGAATATCTGTGAGCAACAAGATGGCTTACTGGTGATGTGCTTCAACGGGAATGAGGTGGAGGTTAAATACTACCTCGATTATACTGAATCGTTTGAAGACGATTACATGAATGGAACTGGTTCATCAATCATTGATGATATTGAGTTCTGTGTAAATGATGTGATTAGCCATGACGAAGAAATATTCTTCGATGAGCAGCGGCTCAAAACAATGGTTTGCGAATATTTAACCGCTTAAATTTGATATAATATGGATTTAGTTAAGATTATTAAAGATTGTCCGCATGGGACGAAACTTTATTCACCTTTAGTTGGTGTTGTAGAGTTTGATAGCGTTGACGATTCGGAATATCCGATAACCGTGTGTTATAATGATAAAGATAATGATATTAATTTTTTATCCTTTACAAAAGAGGGGTTATGCTATACTTATGCGCCAGATGGTGAGTGTATGCTTTGGCCAAGCAAAGAGGTAAGAACGTGGGATAACTTCAAGGTCAAGAAGCCAAAGTTTGACCCAAAGACATTGATGGCATTTGATAGGGTACTGGCAAAGCATAAAGAAAGTCATATATGGTTTCCCGATTTTTATTCTTTCCATATTGAGGATAGATTTGCAACTGTTGGCAAAGGATATTATAGTGTGATTATCCCTTACAACGAAGAAACCAAGCATCTTGTAGGCACTACTGAGGAGGCTCCCGAATTTTACCGATATTGGGAGGATTGAGTTATGAAAATAGAAAAGATTATCATTGATGGTAAGGGATATGTCCCCCAAAAAGAATGTAAATATAATAGCTGCTTAGGGTGCGACCTTTATCGTGGCAGATGTATGATTAATAAAGGATGTAGGTTGTTTGGTAATGGCATCATACTAAAACGAGCAGGATTTTCAACGCCTACCCTTACTGATTATACTACTATTAAAAGCTATGAGGATGCTTGTATAGCACTTTGTGTAGATCCGATATATTCGTTTACTTCAAGCAATGAAAGCCATGTCGCCCTAATTCAGCTTGAAACCATAGCCGAAGCTATCCGAGGTAAAGATGGGCCAGTCCAAATTAATTCCAATGGTGGGGATTATTACTTCTTCCCGTATTTTGAGCATTATAAAGAGCGTGAAATTAAATATCTTACTGATGGATGTAAGAATACAGGGCTATGGATAAATGCCATTAATAATTCTATGGAGGTATTGGCGTTGGCAAATGTGACTGAATATGTTTCATCTGGTTATAGACAACTTAATCCAAGATTGGCGCAGTTAAGTTACGAGAAAGCAGAATACTTCGGAGGCCGCAACTTCATTCAACTATGGGCAACCTATTTCGGACTAACTTTCGATAAAGATAATTTCTATATAAAGCAATGAGTTATGGGATGCGATTGTTGCAAAGAATTAAGTCAGAAGGATTACAAGGAGTGCCAGTCTGCTATGTAGCTTATTAAATCAAGGAAGGCGACCTCTACGATAAAATACATCGCTCCTTGCGGTGAGAGATTTAAGTTTGGTGCGAAGATTACAGCACCGAAAAGTAGGAAACGTAAAAATAGATAAAATATGATTGATTACGAATTGAAAAGTAATTGGTGCTTTGACCCAAGAGTAGAATATGCTCGTATTAAACCATCTACATCTGCTGATGGATGGAAGTATCATAAACCGAACAAGAAACGTAAAAAGAGATAGCTTATGAATGTGATACAAAGATTGCTCGAAAAGCTATGTTGCAAGCATGAGTGGCAGCTTTTGTGTGACGCAAAGCATATTGATGAGTTCGGAGGAAGATATACCCGAAGGACGTTGGTGTGCGTGAATTGCGGTAAGGTTAAACAGATTATTTTATAGATCATGGAACTGAAAGACTATACGACCGAAGAACTCAGAGCCGAATTAAAGCGCAGAAACGATTTGGTAAAGGCTGAGAGGTCAAAAGTTAAGCGATGCCGAATGTGCAAGCACTGGGGCGAGATAAATTACAGCGGAACGCCCACGAATGATAAAACCATATTTGGAATAAATCGATGCTGTAAGTTTTTCCAAAACAAAACAGGAAAGTATTATCGCTGCCACGCACCCTCGCAGCCTGCTTGTGAGCACTTTGAAGAGATAATTGATAAATAACATTAATATTATGACACAGAAAGAAATTATCATTGATGGCGTAACATACATTTGTACGCCGAAAGAAGAAGTGAAGAAGGTAGAGCATGAGTTTGTTGACCTCGGCTTGCCAAGCGGCAGGCTGTGGGCTACTTGTAACATAGGGGCTGAGAAACCTACCGACTGCGGTGATTACTTCGCTTGGGGAGCAACTGAGCCGTATAATCTTATGGATTGCGATACGGATAATTACGATAATACAGAAGCGGCCAAACTTATTGAGATGGACGATGCGCATGATGCCGCCAAGGTATTGTGGGGCAAAGAGTGGCGTATGCCTAATCTAACAAATTTTGCTGAGCTGATTGATTTCTGCGACTATCATGTCGAAGAGATTGATGGTATATTGTGTGCAATCTATTCATCGAAGGTAAATGATAACAAGTTGATTCTACCTTCCGCAGGCTACGTGAGTGGCGGTTCGCTCTACTATCGTGGCAGCTACGGTCACTATTGGAGTCGTTCACGCTATTCTTCCACGAACGCTTGGAGACTGGGTTTCAATTCCAGTGGTCGGAATGTCAATACCAGTTACCGCTACATCGGGGTCTCTGTGCGGCCTGTGCGCTCTATTGAACAAACTATTTAAAAACAAAATTATGACACAGAAAGAAATTGAAAAGTTCCTTGCCAATACTAAGGTGTATGTCAATGGCAAGAGTAAGGAGATACAAGAGAAGCTGTTTTATTTGGGGTATTTATGGAATGACGGTTCAAGCATGGTTGATAATGTAGATAAACCGTTTCTATTTATATATGACGATAAAAAAATATTTCATGATAATAATATGACGTATTTTACCAATAAAAGAGATAGAGAAATCACCGCCGAGCAAATCCTTGCGCTTGAATTGACCGAACCTTCATATAGACCATTTAAAAATCAAGACGAGTGTTGGCAGGAAATGTTGAAGCATGAGCCATTTGGGTGGCTTAAATCCAAAGAGAGTGGTACTTATGCCAACATAGCCTGTTTAGCTACGAGTTATAATAAGAGTTTTATTGTATGGTTTGCTAACGAAAAAGAAAGAGTTTCTTTATCTTCTGTATGTGAAATGTATAAATTTGCTGATGGTACACCATTCGGAATAAAGGAGGATTAGTTATGACAAGAGAAGAACAGATAGCAGCAGCATTTGATGATTATAGTGATGCAAGAAAATTATGTACATTTGGTGACTTTGAATATGATGATATTCAAGTAGCATTTGAAGAGGGTGCAGAGTGGGCTGATAATCATCCTAAATCTACTTGGATAAGTGTAAGGGGTGATTTGCCTTGCAATGATGATAGCATGATATGTGAAGTTTGCAAAGGTATTGAATATGAAACAAATCGCGTACTCGTTTTATTGATAGATGGGACGATAGAAATATCCTACATGTTTCGTTTGACGCCTCACGCATGGCATTGGAATACATACAAAGTTACCCATTGGTTTCCGTTACCAGAATTACCAAAATAATAGGAGGTTAAGTCATGGAAAGAAAGATTGGTAGTAAGTTCAAGTTTGGAGATACAGTCTTGAAAGTAATAAAAACCGAAATGCCTTATTGCTATGGTTGTTTTTTGTTTGACCATGATTTGAAATGCAGTAAAAGTTCGATATATGGTTTGACAGGTGATTGCATTGGGGCCAGTAGGAGTGATAAAAAAGATGTAATTTTCGAAGAAGTAAAATAAAAAGCAGGAGATTTGATATGATACAAGAGATTAGCATTAACATTAAGAATGATGGCTTGACGCACATTATACAGCTTGATACGGATATGGAAAGCAATCTGCCTTACATCCTGGCAGAGGCATTTGATGAGGTTATTCGTTTGACCAGTGTCAATCCCAATATTGTCATTGAGCAGCTTGTGGCTAAATACGGGTTACCTGAAAGTCTAAAAGAATCTGATCAGAAGAATAATGACTACGTGACTTGGCATAAACCTGATGTTATACCAATTATCAACGAGCCTATATGCGTCGTATTCGATGATGATAGTGAGAAACCTTTCGTTATCAATGACATTATCGACGACAATGAATGGGAGCATTTTGTAAATGATAAGAAGCCAAAGCAATGGTGCTATCTTAATGAAGTTTTGAAGGAGGGCTACAAGATATGATACCGAAGAAGATTTATCTTAATTACGTCAATGAGGATGACGAAGAAAAGACTTGGAGTGAAGAGCCTATTAGCGTGAACGACTGCGATATGCAGAACCGTGAATATACTGACCTCTCAAAGGTCATCCATGATGCAAGCGAAGAGCCAGAAGAAGATCTTATATTATGTGACAGTATTCATCTCCGCTACTTTGTCGGTTGCTGGAACATGAATTTTCCATGGGCTAATTATTGCAAGATACATGGCATTACACGATGGGCATACGTCAAGGATATATTCCCGAAAGGAGGTGAGAAATGACAACTGACGAACTATTAAAAAAATTACCCTCGCAAATAGGTAGAAATCCTATATATAATGAGGGCGAAATAATAGGCTATGCCACCGATGAAAACGAGGGTTGTGATATTGGTTGGCTTTATCTTCATAATGACGGAAAAAACTGGTATGCCTACTATGGTGATGGCAACGAGTGTGTTACTCTAAATCCTTTAGACGGGCCGCTATATAACAATGCTATATTTTACGGTTATACACCACAAGAGGTTTTACAAGGACTTTACGACTGGTGCGTTAAAAACGGATTTGTGAAAGGAGGTTGCGATGAATGAACTATTTAGCGTAACGCTTAAAGATATTAATGACTTGCCTAACGAACTTTTCATCAATCAGATGGTAAATGAAAGTGGGCACGTGGTTAATAAAATATGCAATTACGAGGGTTGGCTATCTGACCGCTCCATTAAGTTTTCCAGACTTGATACGATATGGCATGATGTTCATACTGAATGTGACGAGCCTAATAAATGTATGTGGATTATCGCAGAATGTGAACGGGGCTATCGGACGGTCTATTGGGGTAGCTTAAAGGATTGTACATGGGAGGAGTATGTTACCCACCACGTTGTGACGAGATGGGCGTATATTGATTGTTTATTACCTAAAGATTAAGAATAATATGGATATTAATTTCAGAGGGAAAGATGTAAATAGTAACAAGTGGATTAGTGGTTACTTGGTCAATGTCAATGGGATATTTGCCATTATTAAAGGAGCACTTGTATGGGATGAAGGTGAAACAATGGAAGTTTATACAGACCATTGGGCTTTTGTAAAAACGGGAACTATAAGTATGGTTAGTCCTTTATTTGATATGGATTGCATACCTATATACGAGAACGATATTATTGACTGTGAAGGCAAGAAATATGTAGTTTCGTATCTTGATGGCGCTTTCTATGGTGTCAGAAAGAATGTAGAAGGGGTGCAAATAAAAACGCTGCTTAGTGAGTTAGTTCATGATTGTCATGTAGCAGTGATTAGTAATCAACAAGATAATCCAGAATTGTATTTCGAAACGCTATTTGGAGCGAAATTACCTTGGTATATGGCTGGTACCATATAACTGATTATTAAAATAAAAGAGCAGAATAGTTATGAAGAAAAGAGATATTGAGCGATGTGAGCATGTGAACCTATCTACCAAGCCTGAGAAGATAGTGGAGACGATGCAACTGGAACTGCCGAACGTGAGGTACTTCTATATGAAGGGCTTTGGCGGCAAGAAGAAGTATATGGAGGCTGAGGAGAAGCTGATTGATAAGGCATTGGCGGAGGGTAAATCGCAACTGACTGACATTGGGGAGTATATCTCGCCAAAGGGCAACCGATGGGTAAGCTATACGCACGCTGAGTTATTCAAGGAGGCGAGGTATGTACAGGCATGGAGGCATGATTTCATCTACTACGAAACGTATGGATCATGCGGAGCGTTCTTTAAGATAAATCTGCCTAAACCAGTGGTGAATAAGCGCAATGAAGATGAGATAGATGGTGTGGTGATATACACCTCCCACTTTTTCCAACGCATGAGCGAGCGAACTGGAAAGGCATATCGTTCAAGGGAGTTGATACGGGAGTTTATCACAACGATGCAGACACACGCCACGCAAGCTGACGAAGAGGGCGATGTGGTGGTGAAATTCAAGGGAGGTTATGGTTTTGGCCGCAAGGTGAGTGATGAACCATTGGTGTTGGAGGTGAGAACCTATCTGACGGACAGACAACTGACGGGGAAGCAGAGAAAGAAGGTAGAGATGCTGGACGCCTACTCGGTGATGTTAAGCGGTGGGTCTTTCCTAAAAGAGGTGGTACAGAACCGAATAGTGCTGCAAGGTGCAAGAAGCAAAGAGCTGCTAAGTGACGCCAAGAGGAAGATGAAGGCCCTTGATAAGATGGGATTGAGCCGAAACGTGGCGATGATGGAGATGATGGCTGTGACGTTCCACAAGATACGCAGTGCTGTATGTAAAGTGGATGAAGAGAATCTGACTGAGGAATACGTTATGCTGGAGTTGACGGAAACGGCAGAGTGCTACACTGGGTTTATCGCTAAATATGTCAACTTCAAGACCTCGGAGGCTACGGAGGAGGAGAATAACGCCTTTGTGGAGGATATGATTGACGCTTTGGCGGCAGCGGCCAAGAAGATGAGATACGGCCCTATGACTAAGGAGGCGATACGTGACTATATTTATTCACTCAATAAAAGCGGAGGTAAGAATGGAGAGCGATAACGATAAGGATGTGTTTAACTACGCAAGGTATTACCAGGGCGTGAGGGCTGCCTTGGCGAAGATGGATGATGATGTAGAGCAATACATCAAGGGTGATAACTTAGTGTATGTCAAGGCTACGCTTCGGCTGGCCATGGATAGCATAGCTAACGCAGGCAGATGACTAAGGGGTGAGGAGATACGGTTTAAAAACCACAAGATGAAGGGGAAGAAGTTGATAGGTGTTGAAGCATACTTTATGGAGGAGGTGCTATGAGTAAGAAACGGAGACTTTATATCAAGAATGATAAAGGCAGATATGAGGAGTATAAGCCTGTGCTGAAAACAGACGATTGCGACTTGCTGTTCCGCAAGGCTGGGAATAAATATATTCCATGTGAGCGTTACTATAGTCATGATACGCTCAGCGAAGGGGTGTGGGTGGTGCTGTCTAATCTTTCATTCGCTGGAAGACATATAGTGAGTGGCGACTATTTAAAGGAGTTGTTTCAGATTCACAAGATAAGCGGTATCGAAGAGCCTACTATTGCGCAGCTTGGAGGGTTGGAGAAATGCTACGACTATGTAAGCCACGAATGGAACAAGTACTACAAGGAGTATATGCTTGGCCATGAGTTGAATACAAGCAATAGCGATGCCATTCACTTTATCATTGGCAAAGTTTTCGAGTACAACCAATTATTAAAATCAAAAAAGGAGGAGGAAGTAAAATGACGGAAGAAGAATTGAAAAAACTTCAATTTGAATGGGTGTCTCACGTATCGTACGAGGACGAATATCTAACGACGTATAAATGTGTTAGCGAGCCGTTTAAAGGTCGGTTAACTCTTTGTAACAGAATACGAAGAGATGAGAAAACAGGATTTATCATAGGCCGCAAGCGGACGCATTATATGTTAGATGGCAAGGTCTATAAAAGCCGAGAAAGCTTCTTGAAAGCGGTGAAGGAGGTTGAAGCATGATTGGCAAATGTAATTGTTTCCAATGTATATATTTTGTTGCGAAGGATTTTCCGCATCAGTACCGATGCAAATTCGAGCGCTGTTGTAGCTATGGATTTCCTAATAAATGTCATTACGATAGACTGAATATCCCTGTGGAGATAGCGGAGAAGGTGCTACACGACTTTCAGAAATATCGCAGAGGAAAAGGAACTATCAAGGAATGTCCGCCATCATATCTGATTGGCGTTGCGATTGATAAGGCGATTAGAGCATTACGTTTTAATAAGTATAGATGATGAGAAGAATTCATAGACAGTTTAATTATCAAGAGCACGCTTGCATCCAGTGTGTCTGGTATAATAACGAGCGAATGCTATGCGAAGAAAGTAAAAGCCTCTTTTATGGAACAACGGTTGATAGCTTCTCATTAGCTTGCAATAAGATACAATTTAAATCAGTAAGAGGTGTATCTAAATCTCGAAAACGCAAGAAAATCGAGAGTGTGTATGACTACGAATAATTACGAAACTATTAAATACTTAAAAACTACATGGAAGTAAGACTAAAGAGATTTCATGAGAACGCTGTGATGCCGTTTAAAACGTATGACAAGGATTTCTGCTATGACCTTGTGGCGGTATCAGAGAAGGAGGTAGCTCCCAATGTGTGGCAATACGGCTTGGGATGGGCGTTCCAAATCGTCAGAGGTAACGAGCCGTTTGAGAAATGGGGCAGTCACATCAACAGCATCGACCTTAAACACTCGCCATTGAAGCTGGATATTGACATCAGGCCACGGAGCAGTATTTGGAAGACGGGCATGATTTTAAGTAACTGCACAGGAACGGTGGATGAAATCTACACTGGGCAAGCTACGGCGGTGATGTATCACGTAATGCCGAATATGCCTCGCTATAAGGTGGGCGACAAGATATGCCAGATGAAGGTTGGATTCACGTTGCCGCTGAATTTTATTGAGGTGGATAAATTGGACGAAACGGAACGTGGCGGTAATGGCTACGGCAGTACTGGAAAATAAATAAAAACTTTAAATCAAAGAGAATTATGACGAAGAAATACAAAACGATTTATCTCACAGGTAAAACAAACGGGACTAAACCATACGAGTTACGCAAGGAGTTCGACGAAGTGCAAGCCGAACTTAATAATCAAAGTTACATCTGTTGTAACCCAAGACGACAATTCACGCTGAAATCATGGGAGGATAATATGATTCGTGATTTGCAACTGCTCGTGGATTGCGATGCACTCTGCTTGATTGGAGATTGGGAGAAATCCACCAACTCACAGATTGAACTTCTCTTCGCTAAACGAATGCAAAAAGAAATCTATCAATATAATGATGGAGAGTTGGTATTATATTAATTTATATATAAAGATTTAATATAATGCAGTGATATAATAATTGAAATATCAGCGAGTTATTAGATTTAGAATTGAAAAATTGTGTGATTGTTTCACCCCGTCTGTGCACCGCAATTATCGGGGCGAGGTAGTAATCCTATTCCTGCGATGGCGAATAACAATTCAATGAGAGCGAAAGCGAAGCGAGGCAAAGAAGGTCGGGCCATCTGCGCCATCAAGCCCGATGGATCGATGGCTGGTTGGTTCGAGAATAGGAAGCAGTTGTTCGAATATATCGGGCGTGAATTGTCAAGCTTATCACAAGCGCTTAACCGTGGGAAATTCTGTCTCGGTCTCAAATGGATGTACCTTGATGAATATCGTGATAAGTGGATGAAGGGTGAAGATTTGAGTTATACTATTCCTCCGTACCACGATTACAGAAGTCGAGGCGAATGCCACCTTAAAAAAGGTATGGGCCGTGAGTTCTATTTTTCTATGCCTAAAGAGGTGTTGGAAAGCATACGCCAACGAGCCAGAGATAGGCAGATTGAGTTGGTCAGGAGTGGTGAGGTTGTGCATATCCCTTGCGCTAAGGTTCGATGCGTAGAGACTGGTGAGGTGTTCTTCTCAATGGGCGAAGCCGCACGGAAGGTTGGGTGTTGCGTAACAACCATTCACAACGCCGTAAGGCTGGGATATAAAATCAGAAAACATAATCTACATTTCGAGAGAGTAGTATGATAGCGAACACGTTGAACAAGGTGAAAGATGAGAACCGCATCAAGCAGACTTATGATAAGTTCAGAGAGGAAGAGAAAAGGCGTGAGTTCTTCACGATGCGCATTGGGAGTACGGTTATTCGTACGACCTCACGCAAGCGGTTGGAAGAGTACGCTAAATTGTATAATCATGTTAAAACAAAGATTACTTATGAATAATCCCTACGGAATACCAGATGATTTATATGCAAAAATGAAGGTGGAGTTAGCCAGACACCCCACCTATGCCGAGGTGAATAAGAAGTATCTCAGAAGCATCAAATCGATGGATTACAAGAGCTCAATGGAATACGGGAAGGAAATGAAGCGCATTGAGCAGATTACTTTTAATAACATCGTTAAGGAGCTTGACCAGATTGCCCGACCGATACAAGAAGTCTTATCGATGATGACAGAGAAGGAGCGTGATGAGACTTATTCGATGCTTTACGGTATCGTGCTATTGCTCGATATGCTTGAAAGCTATTGTGCGTCAGTAACCGAAAACATCGGCAAGTACGACAAAGCCACGCTTGGCTCATTGGATGACCTACGCAAGATGGGCGAGGCGTGCGGGAATCACGTTCGCATGATGCTTTCTAATAAGGATTACGAAGCTACCACGTTTGCTGATTTTGCTGACGAGGTGACGGAGTTCTTCAATCTAAAAGCGATGGAAGTGTATCGCAAGGTGCAAGAAAAGAAGCGTTTAGCGCTTGAAAGTGGTAAATCGTGTTAATTTTGAAGTTAATCAATGTATTAAATAGATAGATATATTATTTATTCCTATCTTTGCCGATATAAATCTATTATAATACATGGATTAATGAACAGAAAACCTCGACTGGAACAACTGCTTGATGTGTCGTTACAACTAACCAATGTGACGAATGATGAGCTGTTATCCAAGGAGAGGACGAGAGAATCGAGTATCTGTCGAGGTATCTACTTGTTGTTGGCATTCGAGTTCGGTTACAAGCCAAGCCAATCGTGCAAGCTAATCAAGCGGTCACGTGTATCATGCCTCATAACAACGAATAGATACCTCGGCTATTATGAAGTCGGTGACAAGTATATCACCAACTTATTTCTGAACGCATTGAAACGATTACGATATGAACGATAACTTTCTCCCTGATTGCATCTTCCCAAGCGATAATGATGCGGAAGTGCCTACGCTGCGGTTGGATAGGCAGCCTCGGTTTTGCGATATTCCGTTCCTTTGTTTCGGAGAGCAGAAGCGCACGTTTCAGATGAACGGAACGGGTACGCTCCACTTCTATACGGATGACTACCGCTTCTCGGCTATCTATGAGCACCCAGAGAAGATTCTACAACATAATCCAGCGAATATCGTTGAGCCGAATTTCTCGCTCTTTAACGAAATGCCGATTGCGTTTGGTTTGCAAGCCATCTACAAGAAGCGTTTCATCGCTCGTATGATGCAAGAAAAAGGGATTAATGTATTCGTTGATTTGAATGTGTCTGCGAAGTTCTACAAGCTGAATATGCTCGGTATTCCTGCTGGTTATTCATCATTCTGTACCCGTGGTTATTCGGATAGGCTCAACTATTTAGCGTTTGAGTATAACTTGGCGAAGTCCATAGCTGGCGATAATGAACTGTTATTCGTCATTTATGGCGGTGGCGATGTATGCAAGCGGTTTGCTCGTGAGCATGGCTGTGTCTATGTGACGCCCGTTGTGACAGTCAAGAAGAAACTGGAAGCGTTGAAGAAGATTGAAACCAACGTGGCGTTCCTCAGCGAGGAATTCAGCGTGGATAAGCTGATAGCAGGCAAGCATAAGGAGATTATCTCTTCGCAAGTGGATGATTTCGGTGTCGTTAAAATAGATGGTTAACAATTAATTGATTAGATAATGGGAAAACAGAGTGGTGGTACACGCAAGAAAGGGCCTAACAAAGCAAGTCAGATGATTGATTATCTGACCGATGCGGAATATAATTCTATTATTGACGATATAGTCAACAAGAATACACCTAATGATGCTTGGAATAAAATGAGCCAAGACCAGCGTGAACTCGCATTGATGGAGGCTGGATTCAGCGGCGCGATATCTGATGACTTCGATTTAGGAAATATATACTATGAGGTATCTAAAGATAGTATCGTTGATTTTGTTCGTGATGATATACAAAATAGGTCGATTGATGATGGTATCTATTTCGATGATTCTATCTCCGTTCATATTCTCTACAAGGATGGCAAGAGAAAGTATATTGATGAGTCCACGAATGACTTTGATGATATTCATATCACAGATAATATGAGTTATAAAGGTCAAAAGACAGCAGCTCAGAACGGGCTTAAAATCAGCAAGGTTGCCGCCATTATCAGATACGATGGATATGACCAACCAAGGTACTATGTAGCTAAAGGATATGAAAGTATGCTCAAAGAATACGCAGGATTCGAGTACTGGAAGAATGGTCGTGGAGAGAAGAAACGTGACTATATTCAAGATGATTGGGTTTAATTAAATAATATAGATATGGGTAAACAAAGCGGAGGAACGAAGAAGAAGAACCCGTCATCGGCAAATGGAGGGTCTGTTTCCAATGAATGGATTGCCAAGAATAAGCAGTATATGTACACGACTGATGATTCAGGCATATTCTCTACTCAGGATAAAGCTAAAGCCTTGCAAGATGCTGAGAAGATGGTTCGTGAACTTTATCCAGACGACCCGATGATTCGCATAACAAGCCTGACCGAGTATGAAGATGATTGGATGAACCCTACTGAAAAATACCTCAAAGCATCTATTGGTCTTGTATCTTACGATAAGGGAAATTACAATCCGCTGTTTACTGGCACGGTCAGATTATCTCTATCAGACAGAAGATTTATCGTCAATATGGATGGTGCCGAGTTTGAAACAGCTACACTAAAAGGTCTTGATAAGCAGATCAAATATGCACGTTTAAAAAGGCACACTGGTAAGATGGATAAACAGATGGAGGATATCATGGATAAATATATTCCGCCTTATCATTCTACGAAAGAAATGGATAAGTTCAACTTGATTGAAGACGCTATCAGAGCAAGAAAAAAGATATAAACCAAAAATAATACGATATGCCAAACAAAAATCCAAAATTCAAGGTCGTTTATAGACAACTTGACCAAATGAAACCTCTCGAAAATAATCCACGTTGGATTAAGAAAGAGGATTTTGAAAGGCTGTGCGCTTCTGTGCAAAACAATCCAGAGCTGTTTGAGGCGCAGCCTATCATTCTTTCGAACCGTACAGGCGAGAACATCATCATTGCAGGTAATCAGCGTTACCGTGCCGCAATCGAAGTCGGCTTAAAGGAAGTTCCTACTATCTTGCTTGAAGGTCTGACCGAAGCCAAAGAGAAAGAAATCATCATCAGAACCAATGTGACCAACGGTAAGTGGGACTTTGATATTCTTTCTTCGGGTCTTTGGGGTGATGTGGATGAGCTGACGGATTGGGGCGTGGAAATGTCCTTCATGGATGGGGTTGATGAAGACGCAGATAGTAATGACGAATTAAGAGTTGATGTTGAAGAGGACGATTTTGACGAAGAGAATGAGGCTATACAAAGCCGTGTAAAACAAGGTGAAATTTGGAAGCTTGGTAATCATAGGCTGATGTGTGGAGATAGCACAAGTGCTGAAGATGTAAAAAAACTATGTGATGGGGTTTCGTGTGACTTATGGCTGACAGAACCTCCCTATAATGTCAATTATGAAGGTGCAACAAAGGATAAACTTAAAATCGCGAATGACAATATGCAAGATGAACAATTCTTTAATTTCCTTGTTGCATCGTATCAGAACGCCAACGACAACATGAAGAATGGGGCATCATTCTATATTTGGCACTCTGATTCAGAAGGTGCAAATTTTAGGCAAGCGGCAAAGCACATCGGGTGGAAAGTCCGTGAATGTCTGATTTGGAACAAAAGCTCTATGGTTCTGGGAAGACAAGATTACCAATGGAAACACGAACCGTGTTTATATGGGTGGAAGGATGGTGCTTCTCATAATTGGTATTCCGACAGAAAACAAACAACCGTGCTTGACTTCAACAGACCGTCAGTAAATTCTGAACATCCCACCATGAAGCCTGTTAATCTATTTGCATATCTAATTCAGAACTCGACTAAGAAGGGTGATGTAGTGCTTGACAGCTTCGGGGGTAGTGGAACCTCCATTATTGCATGTGAACAGCTTGAAAGAACGTGTTTCACGATGGAGTTTGACACTCATTATTGCGATGTTATCATATCACGATGGGAAAAACTGACTGGCCATAAAGCAGTAAAATTAGATTAATATGTTACAACACAAAATAAACATATATGATAGAGAAGGTAAATCCATGTCACCCCGATAAGGTGGCAGACAGAGTGGCAGGAGCTATAGTTGACCTTGCCTACAAAATCAGTGATAATCCTAAGATTGCCGTGGAGGTATTGATTGGTCACGGCAACGCTCTCATTATTATCGAGAGCAATGTGAATATCAATGATAAGTATATTTTCGATGCGTTCCATAGGATTGTCGGTGAAAGTTATAAGATAAACATTGTTTCAAGATGTCAGGACATTCACCTATCAAAAAACCAAGAAAATGGTGTAAGATGTGGGGATAATGGCATCTTCAAGGGTGTTCCTCTTAATGAGGAAGAGAAGAAGATTTCATCGATTGCAAGGGATATATATGTAAGATACGGTTCTGACGGTAAATACATTCTTAGCGGAGATAAGCTCATTATCTGCCAAAGCAAGGCTAAAAATGAAGATTTACGCTCATTGTATGCAGACGCCGTTATTAATCCGCTTGGCGAATGGACTGGCGGAACTGATGTTGACGCTGGAGCGACAAACAGAAAACTTGGCTCCGACATGGCTCGTTCTGTCACAGGTGGTGGACTTCATGGGAAGGACTTATCAAAAGCTGATGTTTCTGTCAATATCTATGCATTCCTCAAAGCGCAGGAAACAGGAAAGGACGTTGAATTGTTCTGCGCCATCGGTGACGATATGGTGGATGGTAAGCCATATTCCGAAATTGTTGAAATCGCCAGGGAATACATTAAGAATGTTGGCGGATTTGAGAAGTTTGCAGAATGGGGCTTATTCTAAGATGAAATGGCAGTGTGGGTAATTAATCCGCACTGCTTAAACACTAATAAGAAACATGTCTAAACAGAGCGGAGGTACAAGGAAGATAATACATGGTACTTTAAGTGCAAAGCTTAAAGATGGGGTGTATTGAAAAGAGGATTCAGAGACCTGTGAAAATACTATATAGTAGATGGTGAAAGAAAGGAATTTTGGGATTTGCCAAAAGAAAAACAAAAGGTCTTAGAAAGTCAAGTATTGCCTTCGATAGTTGATTCAATTATTAAGTCACAAGGTGATAAACCATTTAAGATGGAATCCGAAAATGGAGATACAATAGATATATATTTCGTAAAGAGAAGCGAGTATCACATAGTACGCAACTTGATACGACAAAAAGGAGGTAAATACTTTGATGAAATTGCATACCAAAACTTTGCTAATATTCTATCGAAAGCAAAATTTATAAAACGTGTCGATGATAAGAAAGGAGCAGCGAGGGATTATTATTACAAGTATTCGGATGGTACGGGAAGGAATCTGTATATAAAAGTAGCACATGAACCTAAACAGGGTCAGAAGAAATATTTCTATCCGTATCATATAGATGACAAAAGCTGGGAATAAAAAAATAGCTATTGTTCATTCCTCCAAGCTAACAGAAGTGCGCAATAGCTATTTATAACATCAGTGTTATTGCTGATAATTACACCGCAAAATTAAAATTAAAATTGAAACCAAAAACATAAACGATAAAATAAAGCTTGAAATTATAATTAATTAATAACTAAATGATAAATATATGCCAAGAGGAAGAGGAAATACTCCTGAAGCGGAAGCGAGGATGAGAAACAATCTCAATAAAGCAACCCGTTTTGTAAAAGGTCAGAGCGGCAACCCTTTAGGTCGCAAACGCTCGACCATCAGCAGTTTCGTCTATGAGATTGAAGCGATGGGCTATGAAGTGCCTACGAATGAGGATATTGTGAAGTCGTGGCTCGCTATCAGTGCGATGCCAGAAGCCAAGATTAAGGAGATATTGACTGATGTCGAATTACCTATGCAGCTTCGCATTATTGCAAGAGGAGTGTTAGATAAAAAGGGGCTTGATGTGGTTGAGAAGATTGTGAATCGAGCCTACGGAACAACGCAGAAGATTGACCTCACGACTGGCGGTGAGAAGCTGTCACGTGAGCCGTTGAAGATTGAGATTATTGATAGAGCAGAGCAAGTTGATAAAAAGGAGGAGTAAGCATTGAAAATCCAAGTATCGCATATCTATAAGAAGATTCAGCAAGCCTTTGAAGATGGCTTCACAACATTGTCAGCGCAAGGCTCTTCACGATCTGCCAAGACAACGAGTATCATTATATGGCTGTGCGTCTATGCGCAATCGCATGATAATACAGCTATAAGCATTGTGCGTGAGACCTTGCCAGCCTTGAAAGGCTCAGTGCTTCGTGACTTCGTATGGGCGATGCGTCTGCTTGGCTTGTGGGAGGAAAAGCGCTTCAAGAAAGGCGACTTGATTTACGAGTTCGATAATGGGTCATTCGTGGAGTTTTTCTCATGCTCAGATGAACAGCGGTTGCGTGGTCGTAAGCGGCATATCTTGTTTGTCAACGAGGCGAACGAACTATCATTCTTGGAATGGCAGCAACTCCAAATGCGTACTACACTCTTCTCTATCATCGACTACAACCCCTCATTTACCGAAGAGCATTGGATTAATCAAGTCAACGAAGAGAAGAACACCTACTTCTTTATCTCTACCTACAAGGATAACCCATTCTTGGAGCGGAAGGTAATCGATGAAATTGAGAGCCTACAATGGAAAAATCCATCGCTATGGCGTGTGTATGGCCTTGGCTTGCGTGCTGTCATTGAAGGCGTAGTCTTTGAAAATGTAGAGTATATTGATGAGATACCACGATGGGCAAAGAAGCGTCGTTTCCTTGGTATGGACTTCGGATATGCGCAAGACCCGACAGCTATTGTCGAGGTGTGCATCTATAATAATGCGCTGTATATTGATGAGATATGCTATCAAACCAAGATGCTGACCTCCGATATAATAGACGTGCTTCGAGATAAGATAGCGCAAGAGGGATATAAATACAAAGTTATTTCAGAATCAGCAGACCCTCGTATGGTTGATGAGATATATAACGGAGGCATTGATATTCATCCTGTTCAAAAGTTCGGAGGCTCAGTTGATGCAGGTTTGAATAAGATGAAGGAGTTCAAGATTTACGTTACGAAACGGAGTGTAAACCTTACCCGTGAATTTAAGAATTATACATACCGAAGAGATAAGAATGGGAATTGGCTAAATCAGCCTATAGATGCTTTCAATCACGGAATTGATTCTATACGTTATATAATTTTAACAGAAATATTGGGCAAAAACTACTCCACTTTATCAACGCAGGAGATTGCCGATATTCTTTGAGTTATATTGTTTATTCAAAGTCCCGAAAAAGTGCGATAAATCGCCTAAAAACAGCCAATTTTGCAATAAAAACACGATAAAACACGAGAAAATGAGAACAATACAAGAAATCATGTCGCTTGGTGATGCAAACCGCATATACCAATTATTGACAGCTCGGAAGAAGAAATTCAAGATTTCTTTCGAAGCGGTCATGAATCAGCTTGACCCGTATAAACATAAGGTTATGGATAAACTACATCGAAAGATGAAGGTGGTTAAAGTCCCGACGGGAAAGACCGACCAAAATACAGGCGAGCCAATCTATAGAGAGAAGCGTGTTGAGCGTGTTCGTGTCGCTGTTCCATTTCAGAGTGTTATTACTGAGCGAACGGTTGGTTTCTTATTATCAATCCCAGTTGAGTACAAGCTTAACATGAAGCGAGCGTCAACAGAGCAGGAAACCGATGTGTTCAATAATGTAATATCCATCATGGATGGAAACAAGATAAAGTATATAGATAAGAGAATTGCACGAACGCTATTCTCAGAGCGAGAATGTGCCGAACTTTGGTACTTTACTCTTGATGATAATCGCAAGCCAAAGGAAATGCGTGTAAAGCTGTTATCTCCAAGCAGGGGTGATGAACTCTATCCCCATTGGGATGAATACGACAAGATGGATGGCTTCGCACGAAAGTATAATATCACAGATGAGGATGGAAAGACCGTGCAGCACTTTGATGTCTATACCGACCGAATGGTATATAAGTACACCAACGATGGGGGAGGGTTGAAGCTTTCTGAAACGCCAAAGCAACATGGATTCACCAAGATACCCGTTATCTATTATCGTCAAGAAGAAACAGAGTGGAACAAAGTGCAGCCAATCATTGAGCGTGTAGAAGAGTTATTGTCAAATTGGGGTGACACCAATGATTATTTCGGTTCTCCTTCTTATTTCGTCAAAGGACAACTGAGCGGTTTCGCAGAGAAAGGAGAACAAGGGAAGGTCTATCAAGGCGTTGGCGATGGCGCTGACATGCGTGTGCTTTCATGGGATTCTTCTCCCAATTCAATCAATGGGGAGCTTGCTAATCTGATAAATATCATATTCTCATATACGCAGACCCCCGATATTTCATTCGAGAATATGAAAGCCCTTGGCAACAACACCAGTGGCGCAGCCATCCGATTGATGTTCACTGACCCACACATGAAGGCAGAGGTGAAGATTGAAACCTTCGGTGAAATGTTCACTCGTCGTTATAACTTGGTTCAGAATGGATATGTGACAAGCATTAAGGCCGTACCAGAAAGTGCTTATTCTGCTATCAGCGTTGAGCCGAAATTCAAGCCTTATTTGCCGAAGAATGAGGTGGAAGAATTGCAGCTCATTTCAATGTCAACAGGCTCTAAGCCTACGATGTCGCAAGAGGAGGGTGTGCGTCAGAACCCAAGGGTAAGTAACCCCGAAGAGGTATTGAAGCAGATTCAGCAGGAATCGCAAGCTGAAATGATGGGTAATATATTCGGAGGAGCGCAATAATCAATGGCAAAGAAAAAGCAGTCAATTGAGCAGAGGCATTATTGCCGTGAATGTGCTCATGCTACCGACCTTCATGAGAAGAATTGGCAGGGTGAGTTCTTCATGTGCAAATGCCAGTTCCATAAATGGAGCAAGTTTCTCAATCATGACTGCTGCGAACATTTCAAGATGAAATAATGAATCAAGATGTTAATCTACTCAAATACTTGGCAACGGTGGATGCGTCCATCGGCAAGCTTTACGATAAGCTAATCAAGGAATTGGCTAAAATAGGTGCGTCCATATCTGACTTAGATACTGGCAAATTGTTCACGTTTGCTGACTATCCGCAAGTCAAGGACAGAGTAGAGAAGATACTTGATAAGTACACTGATGCCGTTGAGACACGCATAACTGATGGTATGAAAGATGCCATAGATATGTCGTATCTCGCCAATACAACGTTTCTAAAGGATTATTCTAAGCTATCTGATAGAGCATTAAAGAAGCAACGAGAAACAACCAAAGAAGCGTTTATACGAAGCCGTCGAAAATCTAAAGACGGGTTAGGTTTATCTAATCGGGTATGGAACTACACCAATCAAGCCAAAGCGGAATTTGAAGCTGGAATGTCAGAGGTATTAGAAGAAGGGTTATCTGTTGGCATGAGTGCTGAGGAGCTTGGACGCAAGATACGTGATAAGCTGAAATATCCAGATATGGTGTATAAACGCTATCACTTGAAGAAGCTGACGAAAGAGGGGAAGAAAGATGTTATCGAGTGGCGCAAGAGGGTGATTGATGAAGATGGCAAGGTTCGGTTTATCAAGACTGAGCTTGATATGGTCGGTCGTGGCGTTTATCGCTCGTCACGCAAAAATGCACTACGATTGGCGGCAACGGAAATCAATATGGCATATCGATATGCCGATAATGTGCGTTGGCAGAGTGAGCCATTTATTCGTGGAATCAGAATACGCCTTTCTAAAAACCACACATTGAATGGGAAGCCTTTCCAAGACATCTGCGATGAATTACAAGGCGATTATCCGAAGTCGTTCATGTGGAGTGGCTGGCATCCTCGCTGCCGATGCAGCGCTTCTCCGATTCTTGTTTCTCAAGAGGAAATGGATGAAATAGCCAAACTTAGTGAAGAGGAATATCAGAACTATCAGCCGAAGGATGCAATCACGAAGATGCCAGATGGCTTTAAAACATGGTTTGAGGAAAACAAGGAACGCATTATCGATAGCATCAAGCGTGGCAAGCAACCGTATTTCATCCGTGATAATGATTCATGGGTGAATAACCTACTTGACCCCAAGAAGCGCACCGAGGAGCAAGAGCGTGTATTGGTAGAGTACTGGAATGAGAAGAAGAAAAGAACAGCCTTCTTGCGAAGTCGTGCTGAAAATGTGATGCGTGTCTATGAAGAGCGTTTTGGATTCGATGTGCAAGGTTTGTCGATGTTCGAGGAAGCTATTAAGGATGGTGAATTGAATGCACTCGATGCGCAAACCAAGCGCTTTGCAAAGAGCCTATCCAAGACGCAGCGCATCGTCCGACAGAATGCTATCAATCAAGTGGATATGGCCAAGCAAGTGCCTGAAGTGGATTATAGCGAATTGGGATCTCTGCTTAAAGGCAACCACATTGGACTTATCAATCAAGCACGTATTGAATTGGAGCAGCGTACATTCGACATGATTGATGCCGAAAATGCGCTTTCTGATTTGATTGACGATGTTCGAAATTTACATAGATATTATAAAATCAGCGATTTGCAAACATCACATAATGAGCTTGATAAAGTAATGAATAAATGGCTATTAAAATATGGTTATTCGACTATATGGGATGCGCCATTAAGCCACTTGAAGAACAAGCTAACTTTCGAGATAACAAGCCCAACGATAAGCTATACTCACAAAAATATAATTGATAAAGTATTACAGGATAAGATTGTTATAGTAGATAAGAAAATTCAATGGAATGAACTCATTGAAAGAGCAAACATATTAAGAGGTTTCAAAACGAAATCAACAATATATAAATCTCTACTTGATAGCGTAGATGAAGCGATATACAATGATGATTTTGATGCTCTTCGGAATAGCATAGCGGCTGCTGAATCTAAGCAACAGGAACTAATATCTAAAAAGGTTAAACGTAAAGGAGATAGCAGCACAGCTCTGAACAAAGAGTATCAAGGCGGTGTTGTAGGACAAGACATTACATCGCAGATAGATGTAGCGAATATGGTTTCCGAAGACCCATATAGAGGCACGTTCACGAATAACGTAGCACGAATGCAAGGATTTGATTCTCCAGCAAAGCTGGTATCAAAAGAAGAATTCGATAAATTGGCTCAGGATTGTGGAGATGTGTTCTTCAGAACGTTGAATCCAGCTAATTTCAATGGGAAATATATGAGCGGTGAAGAATTCGCCAATCAGTTATTCTTAGCAGATAAGCTTGAATTAAATGGCCCTGGAGGTCGAGTATATGGGGATGGCATTTATGTGGCTTCATCTTCGTGGAATGGGAGGATATTAAATCAGATAACAAAAAAATTAATTAACGACGCATACCAAGAAAGTGCTGGATATGGATATGGTAATCATAAGACATTGGAATTAACGTGGACGAGAAAGCCAAACATTATCAAGCAAGAGGATTTGTTCAATATGTGGGATAGATTATCATACAAAGAGAAAATGAAATATGGTGGTACAGATAGAAGTTTTGCGAACACTTACGCTTGCGCACTTGGATATGATGCGATGTATTGTAAGGGACCTAATTACATCGTTGTGTGGAATAGGTCTATTATAGCGGTTAAAAACACGTAAAGCGTGAGAATTATCGTACTCACGCTTTATGCTCATTTTATCTGTTCCATTCCAATGTATTCTGCCGCTTTAGACACGAAAACATCGTCAGTTGTTATAAAATACCCTTGTATATAGTAATACTCCTCATCTTTGCCTACTTTAGCCCATATCTGGCACTTATTGATATACTCATCATCAATGCCATTGGCATATTTAATCGCATCGTCTAATGTTGTAAAATAAGGGTATTCATTAATGATTTTAATGTTTTTATCCGTAATATCTGGATGAGCCTCCATACGAGACTTTGCGCTTTCGTAAACATATTGAAGTTCATCCTGACCAAATTTTGATGTCATATTCATAATATATCAATTAAAAACTTCGCAAATTTACCGTTTTATTTCGTTTCTGCCGCATTTTCCTTGAAAAACTTATAATCTATATAGCTAATCAAAGAAAACGCAGCAGAAACGCTTATTTTATGGCTGAATATTGAACTCAATAGATTGTACATCATTTTGGCTCGTTATATTATCATAGCTTATAGCCATGAAGATAACATCATCTCCGAACTTGATTATCAATTTATCCTTGATGCGCACTATCTCGCCTTTTATCTCATCGATGAATTGCATCAACCGCAATATCTTAAAGAGTATATTTATCCTAAAATAATCGTCATATCCGTGAAACTTGAATAACGAATACTTATCAATCTCCGTCTCTTCACCATCAACCTCTTTGTCAATCTTACCTGTCCCTTTGCAAATAGGACAATCTGGGAAGAGTGTAAAACTTGTTTCGCCATCCTCGTCTTCGTAACACGATTCGTAATCTACTTCAACGACGCCTTTGCCGTTACATTCAGGGCATTTCTCTTTTACCCATTGCTTAATGGGATTCTTTGGCAAACCATTAACGTATTTGTATATCTGCTCGTCAGTCAGATTGCCGATATGCTGAACATCACCGAATCCGATAGAATCCCAGAGTTTACTTTGTTCAACTTCTCGCTTCATCAGTTCGGGCTTGACCAATACGCTAAATCCATCTCCGTAGAATGCGATATAACCTTGAATCATGAATGGATTTTGAGTGGCAGAGCAATAGCCATGATTGCAAAACTCATAAACGAAATAATCCCATAGAGTGCTTAAATCTTTCATAATCTTATATATATAATAATTAGTTAAACTTCTGATAATAATATAGTGTATTATCTACAATGTGAGACATAATCTCCATACATCAAGAACCAATACGGCACAATAACCATTTCCTTGTAATCACAATGAAATAAGTTATTGATAAGCCTAAGCAAATTCCTCTTCTCGTAAGGTCTGTGAATTTCGTCACAGCTGAATCTGTTATGCGGATATGTAAGCTTCCCATATTCACTATTCGGAATCTTATCGCTATACTTCTTCTTCAAGTAGTCGATTTGAGCGTTATGGATAATCTCGTCACGCTCAACGCAAGATATTTCAGAATATTCAAATTGGTATATATTTTCCTTTGGTATCGATTCTTCATTATAGATAGGTTTTGCAGATACATAGTATTTCAGCCCATTCACATTGGTAAACACCGTGCTTAATCGACGCCAATTGATGATACATTCACAAACAGGTGTAAACATGCTGCCTTCTCCAATCATCGTCAATCGGCCTACGCTCTCATTTGCCTCCTTGATTAACTCCTCCCTACGAGCGTTATATCGCTCCAGTGCCTCATTATACCACGTTTCAGCTATTTCGTGACGTTCCCAAGGAGATGGGTAATTCACGTAGCGGCCTATCGTGCGACCTCTTTTATTGCGCATGGGAACAGAGTTCTTGGCTTCAAACAAGAACTCATCGTTACTCAATAAGTTCTCAAATTCTGTTCTTGACCAAACTTGCACTTTTGATTTTTTCTTCATTTCTATATCTCCTATGCTTATAATGCTACAATCTGAATACCTTTCTTGGCGTTCTTGCACGCTCTATCAAGGATGATACCTCTATCAGTCACTCGCTTGACCAGTGCGTAGAACGGATGTAATTCCTTTGTCTCGTTATCGTAATTGATTCGTCCGTAGCGGATAACCATATACCCTTTGGTGGTTTGCATCTCGTTAGCCTCGTAGAAGCCATTGTAGCCTTCCACCACCTTGTGTGAGGTCAGCGTGCCAGTCACATAGACTTGCATTCCTTCTTCAATCTTCGGGAGGTTGATTTGGCTGAGATATATCTCGTAGCTCTTGATGAGGAAGAACGCTGCGGCGGCGTATTGAGCGGTCACGTAGTAGTTCTTCGCCACACTCACCATATCCTCTTGAAACTCCGTGTTGGCCACCAGCTCACAGCCGAATGCCTTCACATTATCCACATACTCCTCACTGACCTTCGATAAGAGGTGCGAATCCATGAAGAGCAGCCTTTCAATGGCAATAGAAGAGCCGTATTCATCGTTCTTCTTAGGCGTCCAAGACTTATGGCCATCGTAGTACACCTTGGCAGCTTTAATCAGGTCGGTCGCCAAGATGCTTTGTCTGGCTGAATAATCTTTGATGGGGGATAACCACTCCTCCTTTTCAAAATCCATATCGGCCTTATAGGTACGATAAAGGTCAACGGTGAACGAGTGGAGCTTCTTAAACATCTCAATTCCGTAGGTCTTGAGGCATTCGCTGCCCACTTGCAACTCTTCTCCGGTTTCCGTGTTGAGTATGAGATAAGAGTTCTTCAACCAGTGACCGCAAGCGTCACACTCACGGTAATGCTTCCCATGTTCAGGGTTATTTTTCAGCAGAGGCTTGGAGAGGTCGATGATAAACTCGTAATCATCCTTATAAAACGCCAGCAGTTTCCACTTGTTATCAAATGCGACCTCAACCGTCACATCGACAATATCATGCATCTTACGAGTAGTGCCACCGTCAACCAAGTCGTGGTGGATAAACGAGCGCTGGTATGGTTCAGATAGTGAGTAAGATATACCCTCTGTACGCTTCATGGCCTTGGCCATAAATTTCTTGAAGCTTGTGATTTCCAAAGTCGGAATATAGAACTTAATTGTTGCCATAGATTGACCTCCTGATTGATTAACATTCAACAACTGATTTCGTTTCCTCGTCCCATGCGTAATGGTAGTCGAGCTGTTTGGGTTTCAGCCCGTTGATAATTCTCATCGCATCCATAAGGTTTCTCACCCCTGCGCAATTCCCATCAATGAACATGAACCCGTTGTATTGACTAATCTCGTGACCTTTAAATTCGATAGCTTTCATATTTTAATCTCCTATGCTTTGTTATTATTTACGTTGCAAATATAATACGTATATCCCAAATATTAAAATGATACCCGATAAATCTATAATGTTTTTATATTAATTAATATAGTACCCTATGATTTAAATAGATATTAATCAAAATCGTATCGGCATGACAGGTTCTTCAGAAGGCTTCCTGATGGGGTAGTACGTGCCGTTGATGCGCAACATCTTCAAGCCGTGACCATCGTCAATCAACTCGATATACGTGTTGTTATACACGACATAGCCTTCTATAATAGCTTTCTTCTCTTTATCCATGTTGTTTGCTGATTTAAGATGAATGGCGATGCTCATGCACCGCCCTGTTTATGTTTACCACTTCGTATCTAAGTATTTGGAGATGTCCTGTCGAAGGTCAAGCAAGTCTTTTTGGCGCTCAAGAACCAATTCACCTGAGGTATTATAAACCAATACCACCAGCGAAATGCCCGCTTTTTCTAAGTTCTTTCTATCTCGATTGCTGAGGTATAATTCAGCGAAAGTCGTTTGCTTCTCACGGCTTACGCTTCGAAGTTTAAATCTTAGATCAATCAAATACCATCTCAGTTTCGCTTCCTCTGCCATCTCCTTTTGTTTCGCCTTATAACTCTTGATGCGCTTCCGATTCATGCCTGCCCAAAGCTTGCAGAACTCGTCCTTATCAAGTTCCGAGGCCATATAGACCTCCTCGATGGCATGGTATTCCGTTGCTGACACCTTCATTCCTACTCTGTTTTCAAATTCGTGCTGTAACATATCTCTATCTCCTATGATTTTGTTATGGATTAATTATTAATTATGGTGCAAATATAATAGATATATCTCAAATAGAAAAATATCTCATGATAAATCTATCTTGATTTAATATAATTTATATATATAAGCGGTATATTAAATGGAATAAATACTCAAGAAGCGAAAAACAGCGTGAGACGGATAAATAACCATAACCATCTCTTTATCCTTATCTATATCCATATCCTTATCCATATCCTTATCCATAGGGGCTATAAAGGAGCTTCAAAGCCCCTATGATGCCCCTATTATGCCCCTATTTTATCTTCTCGTTGAAAGGTATGGGTAAGTCCTGCCTTCGTCTTGAGTCCGCTCTGCCTTCGCTTCAAGGAGGTCTGGAGCGAGCACGGAGCGGAGGGCGAACGAAGGGAAATAAAAAACGCCCCGATTGAGGGCGTTTCTTTGCTTTTTCTCGGCGTCTCGTGTGTCAGCCTATAAGATTATCCGAAATCACGTTGGCTGCCGCCTTAACCGCTTCTTTAATCGACTGGTTGATATAGCGTGATAAGTCGTAGGTCGTCTCTTGCGCAATATCCATTTTGGCCAACCGCTTGTTGATGGCGTTCAGGTCTTCGGCAATGCCTAACAATTCAATAGATTCTTCGGTGATGTATGATTTTTCGAGTTGCATAATATATTGTTTTTAAAGTGATTGATTCATTAGTTTTCTTCTCCGTTGATGGCTTTAATTGACTTCTTTATATCCCAATCATTTTCAGATAAGCGGATGATGAACATTCTGCCCTTCTGTGTCCAGACGGTGTAGCTGCTTGTGCCGACCGAACCATCGGAGCGTGTGAAGGTCTGCGTGCGTGTGGCGTGAAGCCCCCATGAGTTGTAAGGTACACGGAGCAGCCATTGGCCTGATTGCTTGTAGAGTATTCCTTGGTCACGGAGTTTCTGATTCAGCTTATGGCTCTCCATTCCGATTTCGTTTGCGATTTGCGTTGTCGTAACGGTGTTGACCGATTGAAGATGCTCATCGTAGTAATTAACCTTTGGAGCGGATTTCTTGATTTCCTTTTCCTGTGCCTCGATTATCCCGTCTTTCTGGTCGATAACCGCCTGTTGCTCGTTGGCATCCTGTTCGAGTTGCTTGATGCGTTCCTCACGACGTTTCAGTGTGGCTTGCGCAATAGCAAGAGCCTTCGACATGATTTCTTCTTCTGATTCCTCCACTGAGGCAGCGATGTAACCACCTGTCTTGCGGATTTCCTTCAAGATTGCCTTCACGCCTTTCTTGAATTGCTTGGCAGTTGGAAGATTGCTTTGCATTAAGACCTCATAAACGCCATCTTCCTTCAAAAAATAGGTGTTTGAGCCGAGGTAACTACTTGATTCACATGGAACACAAACTTTATTTGTGTTGGGTAGTTTACAGAATAATCTAACTTTCTCATCTTTATCAACCATCCTTAACATTGTTGATACATCGGTGTGACCTATCCATGAGGCCACATCTTTCGCAAGGAAGAGAGGTTCTTCTGCTGTTCCATACACTGAGAATTGTTGTCCGAGCAATTCTGTTTGTTTTAGGACTTGAATCTCATTTGCCATATCTGTTAGCATAAAGATATGTTATAGGCGAACAAAAAAGAGCGGTCGCCATATACGCTGCTAACAGAATGGACTTACTCTCGGTCGAGTATTTCATATCTACGTATAGGCAACCGCCTTATATCTTCAAGTATGGGCATAAAAAATACCCAACCAATGATTGAGCGATAACCGTGCTCGACGAGATAATTTAAGTCTATCATTCTGTTAGCAAGGGCAAAATTAATATCTTCTTTTGAAAAAACAAAATCCCCTTGCGGTTCTGAATAAACAAATATAATAAAAATATTTATTTCAGCGCATTATTGAGCGATATATCTATTATAACATAGTGATTTTTAATAGTCCATTTATATATTTTTAAAACATTTCATCTGCAAATATAGGCAATAGTTTTGTGAAATGAAAAATCCAATAGTGCTATAAACGTTTTTTAAGAAGTGCGGAGTGATGAATATTAAAGGCGTGAAGCTCATTGTGTGAAATAATAATAAAACCATATAGAAAATTATAGAAAAAGTTAGGAGATTAAAGAATAATAGCTACCTTTGTGTCAGTATTAGGTCCTTTTCTTGATATAGCCCACTGGTACGACACCAGTTGACATTTCGACATGCTGTGGTATCGGTGGGTCTTTTATTGGAGATTGTGCTTTCTTGTCTATACACATATTATTTAAAGGTTAGAAGTTCTAAAGGTGGGAGCATAAGTGGTTGCCATTCTGCTTATGCTCCCTTTATTGGTGAAGTTATGAGAATAGATGAATTAATGGATTACGAGCGTAATAAGAGCGTGCGAAAGAAGCCATCCGACGAGGAACACAAGATTCAATGCGCCTGCGTAAGATGGTTCAAGCTAACACATCGCAATCTCGCTGGCCTGCTATACGCTGTACCGAATGGTGGCAAGCGTGACCAAAGAACTGGCGCATACCTCAAGGCAGAGGGAGTTCTTGCTGGGGTTTCAGACCTCAATCTTGATGTGCCTAACAAGGATTATCACGGCCTTCGCATCGAGATGAAGACACCAAAAGGCAAGCAACAGGAAAGCCAAACCACATTCCAAATCAATGTGGAGAAACAGGGCTATAAGTACGCCATTTGCCGTTCATTAGACGATTTTATTAGGGTTGTTGAAACATATCTTAGCAAGGTTGAATAACTTTTTAGAGTGTCATAAATCAGAGGAAGTCAATTTTACACGTTAGATTTCATACCATGCCGATTGCCTGTGAAGGTAGTCGGTTTTTTTATGGGTTTTTCAGTCGTTCCAACTGCTCGTTGATGTAAGCTTCGTAGGCGCTATTATCCATCGTAACACGTATCGGTTCGTTGGTGCAAGCCAATTCGGAGAGGTCGTAAAGCTGGATTGCTGCACAACGTAAGAGGTCGTTCACGTTGGTCTTATCCGCACAGCGGCAGAGGTGTATCAGCGAGCATTCACCCTCTTGTTTCAGCGTCAGGTGTTGCCCATCGTTGGTCAGCCTGAGCGTTATGGACGATGGAATAGCCGACGTAGCGTTGACCTTGATACGTAGTTTGCGGAGATCCGCAACCAATTCAGATAGCCTTGCCAACGGGTATCGGTTGGTGAAGGCAGATACCAGCAGGGCGAGTTGCTGATGGTCAAGCGCTTCATCATAACGTGAAATTACCTGAGTGCAACCGATAGGCTTGATGCCAACCGTGCCATCCTCGAAGATGGGGTAGGAGAGGGCACGCAATTCATTGTTTGAATTAACGGAGAGCGATACAATCAGCGAAGCGACCAAGCGGTGCACCTCGCCATCGACCAATACGACAGCGTGAGGCCGTTCAAGAGGTAAGACATGAATATTCATCATTTCATGGATTAGAATAAGTATATAGAACAATATGATTTGCGGTTTTCCTTCGTTCTAACGGTATTATTCAGTCAGATAGATAAGTTATTCACCTCAACGGAGAAATGCGATAAAACCAAAGAAGTAGCGTTTATATGCGTAACATTTTATGGAGGTGTTTTGTTCATAATAAAAATAAAAAAGGTTGCGACCTTCACAGGCGGCAACCTCCTAAATCCATAGCAAAATAATAATCAAACATAGGGATTAACTACAATTATCTGATTGTTCATCTGATTGGTCGTTCTTATCGTCAGAGTTGTTAACACACATACTTAAAAACGATGCGAGACTTTTCAGCGTTTCGTTTTGGCTCTCCATGATTTTCTTCGAAAGCTCCATGTTCTCATTGGCCAATTTGATGTATTCTTCTTGGTTGGAGATGGTCTTGTCCTTCACCTTTATAATCGCTTTTAGCTTATCGATTCTTTCGTATAGACAAAGAATCCGTTTTATCTCGTAATTGTATATTCGCTGAAAGCCGTTATTCTTCAAGAAGCATCCGATGCGTCCGTCCATATCACCAGTCATGCTTTCTAAGTCAGGCTTAACTAAGTCGTCAAAACAGGGTTCAGACACGATGAAGTTCACCTTTTCGCAAAATTCTTTATAATCCATAATTAAATAATTAAGTTATTCATAATATCCGTAGAAATCATCAATCGCACAGATCACAGATGACTTTTGAATTTAGTAACATCTGCCATAATGGTCAATCACGGATGTAACCGATTGCATCGAGGTCATGTAATCCTCAACCTCTTCACTATGGACTGTATAGAAGCGAACCACCGCATTGCGCATCGCTCTGGCTTCCTCTACGTTAGATAATTCGCTCAGATGGAGAGTCTTTTCGATGGTCTCCATTTCCTCTTCTGAGGTGAAAAACATATCTTCGGGTTGGTAACCCTTCAGAAAGTTCTCTACGTCATTGGTTAAAATCGCAACCTGTCTTCCGTTTACATTGTAAGTTCTCATTGTTTAATCTCCTATATTTTGTTAGCTTTGGTTTATTAATCTGTTGCAAATATAATAGGTCTATTTGAAATACGCAAACAATGCCTGATAAATCTATCATAAATTAAAATGTTTTAATATAGAAAATATATATTTTAAAAGGAATAAATACTTCAAACACAAAAAACGCCCCCTATCTTCACAGACCGGAGGCGTGACACCCATAACAAAACACTAATCACAATGACATTTAATCTTCTCTTTTCTCATGATAACTAAATCATTCTCATAGATGCCGTTCTTGGTGCGGCTCAGGGCGTTATATAAAGCGTGTTTGGTGACACCTACATCAATGGGTCGGCACGTGCGATACACAGCGGAAAACGAGCTAAAAACCATCTCGAAACGCTCCTTCTTAAAATATACTCTCACGAACTTAACCGTATTTCTATCTTCTATTCTTCTTCTCATCTTCATAATTTTTATTATCGCTGGGTCGGTTGGAATCGAACCAACCAGAAAAACCATCTACCCAAGGTGCTTGCCTATTCTCACGAACCAGCAAGAAAAAAACAAACATAACAAAACAAAAAGAGCTAAAAATCAGTACTTAAACACATCAATATAAGGTGAGCACGATATTGATTCAATCACGTAGTCGCACATCGTACTCTTCATGGAGATAGCTATATTCTCCGTGGCGTCATCGATATTCGATGCCTCGACCAATACGTGAGTGAAGCTGTTCTTCTCTGCTCCAGTTTTCTCATCGATCAAGATAAATTTCAGTTTCACTTTGAACCAGCAATCACCAGTCGATTTGCCCGTCTTATCAGCGATAATCTCGCTGATATTGGTACGCTTGATGTCCTTCACCATAAACTCTCCAGTGACGAAGGGTGTGATTTGCTCGATGATGCGGGCCTCCGCTTCCGTGAAGCTGAGGGCATCCACCAAATACTTCTCCGTTACCTTCTTAACCATTCCGCTATCCAATGTTTTTTCATAGCGGATAGCGCACTCGAAAAATTGTGTCATCATATTAATCCTTTCTTAATGAGTTTCTTAATCATCTGTCGGCATAGTCTGGCTTTATCCAACTCGCTCGGCTTCGTACAATGCGCATCGATAATCCGTGAGCAGGATTTTAGCAGGCTGCCAATTGTTTTTATGTCAGATTTGCATAGCATATCGTTAGAACGGCAAATCGTCACCAGCACCAGCAACTGCGGTTGGCGTATCGACGCTGTTAGCAATTTCCTTGGCTGTCTTCTGAACGATTGGTTTTAGGTTACCGATATACGGAATTTTGCTTTGTTCCTCCTTCGTCATAGAATCACGCATCGACTTGGAAAGCTCCAGCTTGACACTATGCGTATCGCCATATTTGCTTTCTTGCCTATTCTCCCACGCCACAGCGTTGAGTAATGCGGACTTGATATTCATGCCTTCGTCTAATGAGAGGTAAATATCGTTATCAACGACGGGTATCACCACGCATTGTTTCGTTGCGCTCTTACCTTGAATTTTCATCACGCCTGCTCCTTCAAGTTTGAGCAGATTAATTCGAATGTTGTAGTTCATATCTTTCTTTTATAATTAATCTTTAGTCTTGACAGCTTTATACCCACGTTTTTCGAGTTCGTCGCTGAGTTCATCGTCTTCAATTAGTTCAATAACCTCATTGACAAAACTCTTCTGGTCTGATGATCTTAAATCGTTGAACGCCTCCATGAGGTCAATCTCAACATTAACATCGCAATTAAATCTCATATCGTTTATATTTTATGTTATTTCTCTTCCTTTATAGTTATGTCAACCATCTTGTCTTTATATTGCTGTATATACCAAGCTAAATCAAGATGCTAATACCATTTTATTGACATCAATAAAGTGGTATTGCACTGTATGTTTAACTCCAAATCAAGATGCTAACAATTCTTAATCGTTTTCGTTATAATATTCTCGCATATAGCAACGCTCACAAAGCGTACCATAGTCATTCACATCGGAGCGGCTTAACGGCTTACCGCGATAATCGCAATAACTAACCGTCTCTTCATGCGTATGCTTTGCTACTTCCGCTATCGGTGCGCCCATGTAACGCACCGTTATCTTGCTATTTGGTATACTCTTCATAGATACTTATTCTTTATTAAGGATGCGATTACTCGCACCCTTTATCATTGATATTCAGTATATATTTCGCAGCAGTTTCGGCTCTTGATGAAGCCCAAACAATCATTCGCATATCATCTTTGAGAGCCTTCAACCATGATTGGATATAAGCCGCCTGATTCTTAATCGTCTTATACATAGCGATACCGCAATGGTTGCACAGCATTGCCGAACCGAGTTCAGCAACCAACTCCTCACGGCTGTAATCCTCTCCACCGAAGGCAGCAATCGTGTTCTCGTTCTTGCGATTGCATCGATACGCTGGGATCGTTGAATGGGTCAATTCATGGAAGGCGGTTGAATAATACTCTTCCTCGATTTTAAATTGCTCTTTCAGCGGAAGAACGACCGTATCAGAGGACGGACTATAATATGCTCTATTCTGATTCTTGTGGATGACCTTCAATTTCTTTTCTCGAGCGGTATAATCATTGATAACCTGTTCAGCTAATTCGATTGGCTGAAAGTTTTCGTTTGCCTCTGCGTTACGTGCCTTGCTCTTAACTCCTTCGCAGTCGTTGATATGAAACACGTTATAGTATTTTAGAATGGGTATTCTCCCATAATGCTCAACGCCATCCTCATCAATCGTCTTATTTTTCTTATCATCAACAAAGGTGAATAATACAACGAATTTGGATTTCGCACCCTTCTTGATTGTTCCTCCCAGGCTCTTGCATTGATTGAAGGTGAGATATTCGCCTGCCTCACCAAGTAAAAGCTGATTTAGGAAGCTGTACGGTTTCTGTGTTACATAGCTTACAGCACCTTTATTGGTGCAAGTCCAACCCTTGTGCCAAGGGATAATACCTTTTTCCATTTCGCTGATGATTCTCTCAGTAACCATCTGATAAACATTCGTTGCCATAATTAAATCTCCTATAAATAAATAATTAGTAAACTAAAATACGTGGGCAAGAATCCCCATTCTTGTTGATGTAGCTATCGAATAAAACTCTCGCATTGTGCGCTTGAGCAATCTCGATGATTAATGCCATACACTCCATCGAGAAGCAATTATCATTCTCAAATCCATGTTCACCATTAAGTGTAATTTTGATGATGTTATTCTTTAGAACCGCATCAATTTCGTAGATATGCTCATCTAACTCTTTTCTCAATTTTTTCAAATCACGTGTCATTTGTAAATCTCCTATTGTTTTTGTTATGGTTTTATTGATTTTGATGTTGCAAATATAATACCTTTATCTGAAATACTAAAATATTTCGATAGAAAAATATAGCAAATTAATAGAGATTAATAGTTTTGTGTATAGAAACGCATAAAAATATATAGTTTTTAATAAATGAGTATATAAAAACATATAGAAATTTATAATCAATATAGCTGGTAGCTACATACGAAAAATGGCTATCGATGACCTACAAAGGGGCTATTAAGGGGCATCGAAGGGGCTACAAAGGGGCTTCGAAGTGCCCTACAAGCCTATCTAAGCGGCTTTATTTTTAGCGGCCTTTATTGATTATATATAAAAGATATCTCTAAAAAGTTACCCCTAAAAAGATGTTAATAACGACGCAAAATAAAACCGCTTATGCAATTTCTTATCGAGATGCTTAAACGCTTATATTATACTATAAACCAATAAGATAACGATGCAAAATCATAGAAATAACCGCAAAAAGAAATAAAGGGGCTACGAAGCCCCTTACAAGCCCATTCATAGCTCCTTTTAAGGGGCTATATAGGTGCTATGGTTAAAGATAAGGATAAGGATATGGATATGGTTAAAGATAAAGATAGGGATAATTATTAAGTGAAGGTCGATGTTTTAATTTTACTACTAAGACTAAATAGCTAATTAAGACTATATGGCTATTAAGATTAAAACAGCTATTAAGACTATATAGCTAATTCGATTATTACGACGATTATATAATTATAATATTAACTCTAAACAACAATAAAATGAAAGAAAAGAAAAAAGCAGAAAAAAGAAAAGAAATCCAGCGAAGGCGAATGCGAGGCAAGAATCGCTTGGAGTTGCTATCGAAGTCCACGCCGCAAGAGGCGGCTGTGTGCGCCACCATTCGAGCACTTGGTTGGGAGGTCTTGCGTCAATACCCGATTTTCACTGGCCGTAAGCAGTACTATGCCGACCTATATCTCCCTAAGTTGAAATTAGTCATTGAAGTAGATGGCGGCTACCACATCACCGAGAATCAGAAACGGCTTGATGCGAATCGCAGTGCTGGCATCCGTAGGCTGGGTTATCACGTGTGCCGCATCCATAATCGAGACACGCTCAATAAAACCAAGATTAAGGCGATTTTAATGCGCTACAATCGCTTGTAAACATTCAGATGATAATTCTATTACGAAGCGAAAGAGAAGCGATTTAAACACAAGAAAACAGGCGAAGAAATAAAATTATCAAAGTGTTTACTCAGAAATAGAACTTTTCTATCTACTATTTTGTTTTCTTCGTACTTTTGCTTTCGTAAACTTAAAATCCTAAATTCAGATGAAACAGAAAGTCTTGGAAGTTTTGAAACCCTTGGTTGCAAGCAAGGGGTTCAAGAAGGCCGAACTGGAGGGTCTGGCAGACCTTATCGCCAAGAACCTCACCGACGCATCAACGGACGAAGAGATTAATAACGCTGTGAGCGGTGTTCTTCCCTACGCTGACCTGATGCAAAAGATTGGCAATCGCTATGCCGCAGACATTGAGAAGAAGTACGAAGGTTGGAAGAAACCAGAAGATGTAAACAATCCGACGCCTCCCAAACCTCCGACACCTCCAACGAATGAGGAACATAAAGCGTTGACCGCAGAGGAAATCCAAAAGCTCATTGCTGAGGGCATCGCCAATGGATTGAAGCCGTATCAAGAGCGTGAAGAGAAGAATCGTCTGCAAGCGCTACTCTTCGCCAACGAGAAAGTGAAAACCATGCCTGAATCGTTCCGCAGCCGCTACACGCTGGATAAAGAGGAAAACCTCGACACGCTGGCAGCGCAGATGGAGGCCGATTACGCCAGTCTGAAACAAGAATTGCTGAAGAGCGGTGAGTTTGCTACACCACCGACCTCTGGTGGTGGCCAAGGTAGTTCCGATGACCTTATCGCTGCACTCCAAGCTATGGGTGCTAAGGCGACAAAAAAGTAGGATAACACAAAATAAAACACGACTTTATGGAATACAAAGTGACAAATCCCGACTTGATTCAAGAGGGTGTATGGGATGAGAAGTCCTGCGTGCGAAGACAAGGCGGTTACGACATTGATAAGTCGAAACTCCCTGCTGGTTTGGCTTATTTGCCAAAGGGTGCGGTGCTTGCGTTCCTCGCTGAAAGCGGCAAGGTGGCTGCTGTAAAGACTGCTAAAGTGGTTGAAGAAGCCGCTTCTGGCACGAAGGTAAAAATCGATAAGGCGAACATTATCGTAGTGGGTGATGTGATTGGCGGTCTGACCGTGTCGGCCATTGACCGCTCGAACGCTTCTTACGATGTGCTGACCGTATCGTCAATTTCTGAGAAGCTCAACATCGGTGACGTGATTGCGGACGCTAACGTGAGCAATGTATGTGGATTGAACTACGCTACGGTGAAGCTGGATTCTTATCCGTCATGCACACCGACTATTCAAGCTTATGAGATTGAGGAAGATACGCTTCCTTATCCAATCAATAACGCCATCAAAGAGGCGCTGACCGTCCGCCACGCCTTTAAGCTGTAACAAAGAAAGGAGGTAAATTATGACAGATTCATTGATATTGAAATTGCAAGAACCTAAGGTGTTCGATGCATTTATCCAAGAGAACATGAAGTCTTCTACTTACGTTGCGGAGTGGAAGTCTGAGATGGGTGCTCCAGAGTATTGCGCATCCAAGGCTTATCAAGCTTATCTCGCCGAGTATAAAGCCGCCGTAGTCGGTTCTGTTATCGACAAGAATGGTGAGAAACCTACGCATCAGATGCCTACGATGAAGGAGCTGTTCGGTACTATCGGTCGCATCGGTGACGAGTGGCAGATGGATAACGACCGACTGAGCCAGTACTACTACTTGGAAGGCCGTTATAACGACAAGGTGGCGGCAAACCTCTACACCGAAGCTCAGCGTGTCACTGAGTACGAGAAGTTGATTAAGTTCGCTTTCGACCCCTTCGAGAAGGCCGTTATCGCTCCTCACAAGCGTATCGATATGCTCTACTTCGAAGGCTTGTTCAACGGCACTCAGACCGTTTCCCGTTCGAATAACACCAAGGCGAATGTGTCTTACGAGATTGATCTTGGCGTGAAAAAGTTCAAGGCTAAGGTAGCCGCTTGGGGTAATGCTAATTCAACGCCCATTCAGGACATTGTGGACATCTGCGACTATATCTCTTCGCTGGGTAAGACGGTGATGAAGATTCGTATGTCGAAGGGCACATTCCGCAAGATGTGTAAGGCAGACGAAATCACCAAGGCGTTCACCATTAAGTTGGGTCGTGCTGACGTGAAGCCTGCACTCGTATCGGTTGACGATGTGAACTCATACTTGGAGAGCAATTTGCTGCCCACTATCCAAGTGGAGAAAGACCGCTTTGCGATGTTGGCTGATGGTAAGAGCGTCAACCTCACACCTGATAATAGGGTCGTATTCCAGTGCGCCAACACAGTGGCTGTCTTGAAGTGCTCTGACCCGTTGGAGGCTATCGATAAGCTGCCTAACAAGACCTACTCGGTCTATGATGACAACCTTGTTGGTTTCTGGAGAAACGATAAAGGGCGCTTCGTGGACTACGAGATGTGGGCACAACCTGTATTCGATGGTAAGAACAACTTCTTTATCCTTCGAACGGACGATGTAGAGGGTTAACTTAAAAAGTTGATAAAATGACAAACAGAGAAGCTATTGCGGCAGATATTGAGCCGTATTCACTCAGCGAGAACAGCGTCGAGAAATCGTTTCTCGATGCGTGCAACCGCTTTCAATTAATCGCCAGTGTTGATGATGCGTACACTGCCGAGATGGTAAAGCCTGTCGCAATGGCTTCGATGTTGTGTTTATCTCGTTTGCGCTCTTTGACAGCGGAAAATATGGGTGGTCTCTCGCAATCTTACGATGTGCTGAAAATCGATAAGATGATTTCCGCTATCGCTCAGAACGCAGGCCTTTCACCTACCTTAGTCCTTGCTGACCAAACAGAGAACTATGTCACATCGGTTAATGTGTGGTAGCGTATGGTATTGAATGATGAGATTAAGTTATTGGTTGCCACGACCGTAGAAGATGAAAATCTCGATACGATAGAGGTCCATGAATGGGTCACGCTCGGTCGGTGCGCCATTATACAGAACTCCTCGGCCAGACGCATTGCGCTAAATGATGGGCAAGAATACGCCTACTCCTATGAGGTCTTCTTCCGAAACAAGAATGGGTTGAGAATACCAAAGGAGGGTGATACGATTCATCTGACGAAGAAGGATGGTACGATTTATAAAGACTGTAAGGTTACTGGATTCGTAACGCTGAAAAACTGGGTGAAGCTATGGGTGTGAGAAAAACATTTGGATTCTCAGAGATAAAAAAGAAATATGCAAGCGGAAAAATCGAGGCATCGATTGATGCGCAGATTCTTAGGGAATTATCTTACATCGGAGAGGAATTATGTAATCATGCTCGTGATATAACCCCATCCAGAAATTCGGGCGGTTATAATGACCAGACAGGAAATCTTCGAAGCTCAATCGGTTATGCCATCTACAAGAATGGTGATCGAAAGAAGAAAGGTGGGTTTAAGCAGGTCAAAGAAGGGGTAGAAGGCTTTAAAACAGCCAAGACTGCCGTTGAAGAGTATGGTGATAATGTAGCCTCGGCGCAAGGCTGGACGCTCGTTGTCGTGGCTGGCATGAATTACGCTACCTATGTCGAAGCCAAAGGGCAGAATGTATTGAGATTGACGGATTACGCATTGAAAGCGAAAATCGCAGAACTGAAAGCTAAATTGATAACGCCATGAATGGAATGCAAGCAGTAACGGACTTAGCGGTGTTTCTCGCCAAGCATACATCTTACAAGGTGTTTAAGTACGAGAAATCACCGAGTTTCAGCGGGGAATACCTCGTTGTCAACAGCTTGCCGTTCGCTTACGGGTCATCTCTAAATGGCAATGGAACGCTCAACGTCAACATTCACGTGCCAGACCTCGTAGGTGGGCTTGCCGATACCAAACGAGCGTCTGAAATCATCAATGAGGTGTGTCTGCTGATACCCAATGAGGCAGTGACCGAAGAGGGGAAAGCTCTTGAAATCAACGGAGCGTATTACGCTATCGCAAGTGATTCCAATCTAATGGCAGACGAAGATAACACGCATTTTATCAACTTGAAAATTAATGTATTGTTTAACGAATTAAATCAATAAGATATGGCAAAAAATTCAGTTTTCGGAATTGATACTATCAAATTCGCTGATGTAACAACTGATGGCACTTTCCCATCTACTTGGACGGCATTCCAGATGAAGGCTATCGTTAAGGATTCTGTATCTTTCAACGATTCTGCTCCTGGTGAAAACAACATCGAAGTAGAGGATATGGAGGATTACTACGCTGTCCTCGAAAGCGACAAAGGTTCTAAGGGCTTTACCATCCAGACCTATGATATGTCGAAGGATGCTTACGCCTTTTTCTTCGGCTATAAAGATGGAACGAATGATAGCTCTGCTGGCGGCTCAGATAATACTGGCTATCAAGTTGAAGACCCAAAATTCAAACTTGCCAACAAGGCGATTCAGATTACGACCAAGAAGTTCGGTGATTTCCCTGCCCGTGTATTTGAATGGGCGAACATGAAGCTGACCGTGACCAAGCAAGGCACTATCGGCAAGAGTGGTTTCCCCAACCTTAACATCGAGTGCAAGAAGCAGGCATTCCTCAACGCACAAGGCGTGGAAATTGCTGGCGCTCGCTGGAAGAATCTGGGCGAATAACGCAGATAGCTTCATCACTAAGTGCGGTGGGTCTATGTGCTCACCGCACACCATTGCCGATTAGTTCAATATGGCAGAATGTCACCTTTGGAAAGTGGGGCGTTGGTTCGAACCCAACATCGGCAACTAACAACACAAGAACAATATGAAACAGACACAATTAACTTCCGATACCTTGTCGGAGAAGCCAAGGCTAATCCGCTTTGGCTTTCTTTTTTTTATGATGAAGCCTCTTACGCTGGCGCAGATATGGGAGGTGGGCAGTGTGCTTGAAACGCAAGAGATAAAGCCTATCAATGGAGATGTCAATGTAATGGCTGAGATGCTTGAGAGAGTGGAAAACATTAAAGCAGCCCAAGAAATCGCTGTTATAATGCTTTTCCGTAGTCGGTGGAAACGCAAGCTATTCGGGTGGTTCGTTAAGTCAAGGTTAACAATGGGCCGATACCAACAGATGATGGAGTATTATCTTATGACGTTGCGAGCCGCTTTTTTTTTGATTTGTTTAACTTCCCTAAAAGGGATAAAAGAGGTGACGAAGAAGACGAATACAGCCGAAGCGACAGCCCTTGGGGATTCATCGGAGGGGTGATGAAATATTTCCGCATGAGTTATGAAGAGGTGGTCTTCAAGAGGTCGTACCTGAACCTTGTGCTGCTGAATGCGGCAATACCAGGCGTCAAGCCTTATAAGAAGGATGGAGAAGAGAAAAGCGAAGAAGAATTGAATGCGAATAACTACTTTCTTAATATGATGTAACGATGGCAAATAACGATATGCTTGGCATACAAGCCACAATTAACGGATCTGATGTGCAACGTGGAGCGAATGAATTTATCGCACAGGTTTCACGAATGGAGAATGTGTCGGATAAATTCATCAACTCGTTATCTCAGAATATGAAGATAGCGAACGGGCAAGTATTGAGTGTTGGAAACGCTTTTAGTTCCATATCTGATGTGATAATAAGCAAGCTTGGAATGATTGGCGTAGCTTTCTCAGCACAGCAATTTGCATCGAAGGCTATGATGATACGTGGCGAGTTCCAGCAATTGGAAATTGCCTTCAATACGATGCTTGGTAGTGCTGAGAAGGGTGCTGAATTAATGAATCAATTAGTTAATACAGCGGCAAAAACGCCCTTTGACTTGAAGGGAGTGGCCAATGGTGCTAAACAATTATTAGCCTATGGAGTTGCAGCCGAAGAGGTTAATGATACGTTGGTGCGTCTCGGCGACATCTCGGCTGGACTATCTATCCCATTGAACGATATGGTCTATCTATATGGTACAACCATGACGCAAGGTCGATTGTTTACGCAAGATTTGCGCCAGTTCCAAGGACGTGGTATTCCACTTGCTGATGAATTAGCGAAGCAGTTCGGAGTGACAAAGGATAAAGTCGGTGAGTTGGTTACGGCAGGCCGTGTCGGTTTCCCAGAAGTGAAGAAGGCTATTGAATCAATGACCAATGCTGGAGGGAAGTTCGGAGGATTGATGAACGAGCAGAGTAAATCAATTACGGGTCAGATAAGCAATATCCAAGACGCTTTGGATATGATGTTTAATGAGATTGGTAAATCAAGCGAAGGAGTTATCAATAAAGGACTTGAAGGCGTTTCTTATCTTGTTGAGCATTGGCGGCAAGTGGGAGAAGCAATCGGTGTCGCTGCTGCGGCATACGGAACGTATAAGGCGGCGGAGATGACCGCTGCAGCTGTATCTAATCTCGGACAGGCATATAATGAGGCAGAACTTATCAAGGGATATGAATCATTGCTTGCGGTTCAGCAAGAATCTATTGATACAGATTTAGCCGAAGCCGTATCTAAAGGCCGATTATCGCAAGAAAGCGCTGTTCAAATAGCGGCATTGCGTCAAGAGGTGTCGGAGCGAATGAAGGTGTTGGCGGCTCAGAAGGCGCAAGCATTAGCGGAAGAGGAAACGGCGTTGGCAGCATTGCAATCGGCACAGGAGAAAAAAGATGCGGCAGATGAATATCTTGAATCGATGCAAAATCTTTATGATGCGGCATTAGAGCAAGGAGATGCTACTTATCAGAATTATGCTTATGAGCAGTTGGCTACTGCTACAACTAATGCGAATACGGCGGCAACTGAGCTTAATACAGCTCAAAAGAATTATAACGCTGCATCAACAAAGGCAAAGACCGCAACAACCGCTGCTGATACCTTTGCTGAACAAGCTAATACGGTTGCTACGAATGCGCATACCGCCTCAGTTGGGTTATTACGTGGTGCTTACTTGCAACTGGTGACCATCATGAAGTCTGCTTGGGCAACGATGATGGCTAATCCGCTCGGAATTGTAGTGGCTGCTGTTACAGCTCTTGGCTATGCGGTATATAAGTATGCAACAAGAGAATCAGAGGCAGAGAAAGCTATACAGAAATATAATGAAAAATTAGAAGAGAATGCGAAGAAATCCGATGAATTAAAGAAGAAAACGGAGGATTTAACCAATGCAATATCTGATACAAATAAGAGTGATGCACAACGCAATGAGAATTTTCAAAAGCTAAAGTTGTTATATCCAGATATTCTTGCAAATATCAATTCTGAGGTTGAGTTCTTGGCAAAAAAGAAAGAGTTACTCGACCAAATCAATGATGCACAAGAAAAAAATACTCAGAAAGGCGATGAAGAGCTTCTTCAAGAATACGAACAGAGACTAAGATACTACCAAAGAGTAAGGAGATATGGCACATCTACAACTCTTGTTGATATGGATGGTAATGGTATTGCTACTGATAACATTGAAGATGCTATCAACGCTATGCAATCACTCGTTAATCAACAGAAAGCAAGGGTTGCTCAGTATGATGTTAGCAAATTTGTTGGTGGAATCAAGGATATGAACAAGGGTGATATTCAATCCGCAATAGGAGAAGCGAGTGTCTTGCTAAAATCACTTGATGGCTTGGGAAAGGAAGCTATTGCCATGTACACCACAATGGGAAAAGAGATAAGCAAAGAACAGCTTATCATGATTCAATCTTCGCTAAACTCCGAACTGAATACCCGTAATGGAGTTCAGAAATCTGTTTCTGATTGGGTTCAATATTATAAGCAAGAGTATGAGAAAGCCAAAAAAGAACTGGATTCCTTCACAAAAAATAAAGATTCGATGTCTCAAGAAGAGTTTCAGCGCCAGTATGATAAGTTGAAATTAGAGGTTGAATCAAAGAAAGACCAATACGAAAAATACAGCGGTCGCACGATGAAGGAAGAGGATAAGGAAGGGCAAGAACTTGAAAAGTATAAACTCCTCGTTGATAAGCAAGCCCGTGAGAAGAAACGCTCAGAAGAAGATGCGCAACTTGCCATAGATGAAGCGTGGATTGCTATGCAAGAGGATAGTTTGCAAAAACGCCTCAATATCCTTGGATTGAACTATGATAAGCAGATGATGCAACTTGAACGCCAACAAGAGGATGAGCTGATAAAGCTTATCGAGGATGAGCGAACCAAGTTTGAAGCAAACCCTGCGAATAAAGGGAAGAAGTTTGACCCGACAGGAATTGAATTATCACCAGTTACCATTGCGAAGTATGAGGCGATGGGTCAGCAAATCATGTCGGCTTTCTTGAAAGGCCAAAATGACATTGAAAAGGAGCGTGAAGCATCAATGCGCCAATATCTTATCAACTACGGAACGTATAATGAGAAGAAACTTGCCATAACGCAGGAGTATGAAGAAAAAATCAAGAAAGCGGAAGCCGATAAGGATGATGGGCAGGTGCTTACGTTGAAGAAACAGATGCAAGAGGCATTATCATCCATTGATATGGAGCAACTGAAAGAATCTATCAATTGGGAGTTGGTATTTGGCGACTTGACAAAGCAATCCAAAAAAGCTTTATCTGCGGTTCAAAGACAGTTGAAAACCTTCAAGCAAAGCAATGACTATAAATCAATGGGTGTTGAGCAGAAGAAGGTGATTGATGAAGCACTTGATAAGATTCAATCTACATTGATTGATAAGAGTGGATTGTTTGGCGACTTGCCAAATCAATTAACTTTGCTTGCCGAAGCACAACAAGAACTTACTGATGCGCAGAATGAATATAATAAGGCATCGGAGAGCGGTACGGATGCGGAGAAAGAACAGGCGAAGAAAAAGCTGAATCAAGCACAGAATAATATGCAAAATCAACAAGGGAATGTTGAAACCTCAAAGAATAAGACCGTTGATAATCTTCTTGCCATCAATGATGCACTTCTTACTCTTGGCAGCGGAAGTGAATTATCTCTATCTCAGATTGGTAATACGGTAGGTTCTTTAGTCCAAGTATTTGCCGAAAGCGGAAGCAAAATTGGTGCAATTATCAGCGGAATACTTGAATTGCTTGATATGATTGGGCAGATGGGTCTTGATGGACTTATTGGCAATGTGTTGCAATCTGTTGGGCACGCTATTGGTGGAATATGGGACACCGTAGGAGGTATATTCGGCATCAAAGGAATGGGAGGTATATTCAAAGGTGCTGACTATACTAACTACAATAAGATGAAGGAGGAATACGACAATCTTATTGACGTATGGGACACTTTGATACAGCGAAAGCGGCAATATATCGACATCAACTATGGCGATGAAGCTCGAAAGGTAGCGAAAGAAACATTGTACTTGTACAACAAAGAAATTGAATCAGCTCGTATTCTTGGCTTGGAACGACTGAATAGCGGTGCATCCTTTGGATCACATTCCATCGGTGTACGCATTAAGAAAAATATGTCTTCGCAAGGATGGGATGAATTGTATAAGGCGGCAAATTCCATTGGATTTAATTACGATTCGGTCACATCAGGCCGAATGACTGGCCTATTCGACCTCACAGCGGAGCAATTAGCTCAATTACGTGAACAAGCTCCTACATTCTGGGCGAAGCTTGATACGGACGTTCGAAATTATCTTGAACAAATCATCAAGTGTAACGACAATATCGAAGAGATGAAGGAAAAACTGAAAGAGGCAACAACTGGTATTTCTTTCGATTCATTCTATGATTCCTTCGTTAGCAAGCTCACTGATATGGATAAGAAGAGCAAGGATTTTGCTGATGATTTTGGTCAATATCTCATGAAATCCATCTTGGAGAATTTGATTGCCAACAAGTATAGAGATAAGATACAATCGCTCTATGATATGTGGTATCAGATGTCAGACACGGACGGGAACGGTGTATTCGACCTGACGCCTTACGAGAAGCAACAACTCGAAGCACAGCAAAGGCAGTTAGCGGAGCAAATGATTGCGGAGCGTGATGCTTTAGCAGAAGTGTTTGGATTTAAATCATCTTCTTACTCACAAGAGGCAAGCAGTAAAGGTTTCCAAGCAATGAACCAAGATACAGGAGAGGAGCTAAACGGACGATTTACCGCCTTGCAAGTAGCTGGTGAGGAAATAAAGGCGCAAAGCGTCATACAATCTGAGTTATTGAAACTCATCACACAAGACACCGCTTCGTTGAAGATGCAAATCGCCATGAACCTACGGAGCGTCAGTGAGATGATTGATATTCAACAAGAGTGCAACACTCACTTAGCGGCTATCCAATTTAATACAAGCCAACTCTTTGAGATGAACGAGCGATTGGGAAAAATTGAGAAGAATACACGCAACTTATAACACAATTCTAATATGATAGGGAAATTCTATATCAATGGTAAGGATGCCTTCACAGAGTTCGGCGCAGTCTTCATCAAGGGTACGTATGAAGCTTTATTAAAGCCTGTGGGTATGAAGCAGTTTATAATGAATAATAGCCGTTTAGAGCACGGTGTGCGCTATGTCGCCAACGCTAATACGGCTAAAACTGATGAGCGGAATATTCAACTATCGCTCTTTATTAGCGGCAGTTCTGAATCTGATTACCTCAGTAAGGTAACGGCATTGATGAGTGAGTTGGAGAATGGCTCGTTCACATTAAAGGTGACAGACTTAGGTTATATCTATCATCTTGTTTACTCAGATTGTGCCAGTTATGGCGATTATGGCCGCAAACGTGGTAAATTTACGCTCAAATTAATAGAGCCGAATACGAAAGATAGACAAAAAATATAATGGTCACGATTAAAGATAAAAACGGGAACACGCTCCTAACAGTTAACCCTAATAGTGGTAGCGTGCGCAAGTGTGAACTGATGAAAGAGGATTACATCCTTCTGAAATTCACACTGGAAGAGCCTATCCTATTTCCGTTAGGGTGCTATGCTGATACGGATTTCGGTTTATTCGAGGTATGCAAGGCGCAATTGCCAACCATCAACAAGAGTACAGGTGGTTACGATTACGAGTTGCAACTGGATGCCCACTATATTAAATGGAATAATAAAATCTTCAAATATTCGCCTGAGAATGGTGGGCAAGAGGCGTCTTGGTCGTTGACTGCCACGCTTGATGTGCATCTGTCTATCTTGCTCCGTAATTTGCAGTCGTTGGGATATACTTACAGAGGTGTTGCCTATACGTTCACCTACGATGCTTCTGTTCAACATATTGCCAAGGCGATGACCTATGAGAATATCCATATCTTGGATGCTCTCTACGAGATGGCGAAAGCGTGGGATTGTGAGTGCTGGATAACGGATAGCGTGATTCATTTCGGACGTTGTGAGTTCGGTGATGCTATTGATTTCAAGATGGGTGATAACGTGCTCGAAATGTCACGCTCTGAGAGCAGTTCTGTTTATGCTACTCGCTTGTATGTATTTGGTTCGGATAGGAATTTGCCAAAGAACTACCGTCAATCAGAGGAACAATCAGTGGTCAATGGAGTTGTTCAGCGTAGGCTTATGCTGCCACTTGGAACGCCTTTCATCGACGCTAACGAAGGTCAGACACAGGAAGAGGCGATTGAAGCTGTGGTCGTTTTTGATGATATTTATCCGAAAACGGAAGGCTCTATCTCTGCCATATCTGCATACGATAACACCGTAGAGAATGAGGATGGAACGACCACCACGGAAACGTTCTATCGCTTCAAGGATAATAATTTCACGTTCTCTAAAGATTATATTTTAGATGGTGAGGAGTTACACGTCATCTTTCAGAGCGGCTCGCTCAATGGCATGGAGTTTGCCGTGCAATTCAATCCTAACGGAGCGGCTGAGATGTTGAGTGATGGAACGTGGAATCCAGATGCGCAACTATGGGAGATTGTAGCTAATGAGGACTATGGTCGCAAGCTGCCAGATAGCGTATTGAAACCATCTGTCGGTGATAAGTATGTTCTAACTGGGTGGGACAGCACGAAGATAGCGGAACTTGGTCTGGTGGATGCCGCAGAGCAACGGCTGCTTGAAGAAGGTAAGAAGTATATAAAGAAAACTAAGATTGACCCGAATACTTACACGTGCACATTGTTTAGCGATTATGCTTACAACGATGGCAATCTACGCACATACGAATTGGGCGATAAGGTCAAGCTAATCAACACCGCTTACTTTACCAGTGGTAGAGAGAGCCGTATCATCGGATTCGAAATCCAGTTGGATATTCCCTACGATAGTCCTAAGTATATCGTTGGCGAATCATCGTCTTACTCTCGATTATCAGACATTGAGGGTCAGATTGAGACGCTTACATTGAAGGGACAAACTTATATAGGAGTAGGAAACGGAAACGGCGTGTATCTTATTCGCACTAACGATAGAAGCGTACCAAGCGACACAAACGCATTTTCCGCCAAAAGAAGTCTAAACACATTTCTAAGAAAAGATAGAGGTGATAAAACTGATTTCTCGTTGGATATAGGTGGTGAATTGACTGTTAAAGAAATGATACGTACACTCGGTGCGGTTAAATCACTAATCGCTGGCAGCGGCACGCTGATACAAGACGGATTGGTGCAGACCGACCGCATCGAGGTGCGCCAGTCGATGACTGTGCTTGACCTTATCATCAACGAATTGCAAGGGATTGCTGCTGATTACCTCTTCTCTGATGTGGGGAAGGTGGCGGATGTGACGAAAGAGGATGAGAGCACCTATATCCTCTACATCGACAAGAAGACAGACCACGACTTTACAACGCTGGCGGAGGGTGACATCATTCAGCAGGTGGTGAACTCGCTGCCTACTGGAGGGACGGAGTACTACTCCTCATGGTGTCGGGTGGTGTCGGTGAACCAAGCGGCTAACAGCGTGACTGTGGTGATGTACGCTGACAGCGAGGTAGCTGGCGGCAAGAACTATCCACCCGTCAGTGGGTATAACGTGGCACGCAGAGGTAATGCCATCGTCCCTGACGAAGGCACGAACGAACGCTCTCAGGTATGGATGCTCTCATCCCGTGAGGGGCGCATCCAGTTCCTTCAGAATGTGTTTAAGCCTATCCTGGAGGATTACAACTATGCGCTGACACTCGGTAAGCTGCCTGACATCAAGGCGTTGAAGAGCCTTCCTGTGACCACCGACATGGTAGGCTTGGTGGCGCAGACCATCATAGCTCAGAACTTCTATCAGTTCGATTACAATGGCGAGTTGGTGACGAACAAGGTGGATAGAGGCGAGTGGTCGGCAGAGATAGCTCAGTCTGAGTCGCCCTACCGCTTCATCACCCACGAAGATACGAGCGCTTCGGGCGTGGTGTATAGTGTTCTCCAACAGCATACTGTTTGGTACATGGGGTGTCGTTGGGCTTGCTTGGTGGATAAGACTACACAAGAACCTAAGTGGAACGCTACGGACTGGCAGATGCTTGAAGGCTACTCAGACCTACGCATGGAGTTTGTCTCCTCCAACGGCAGCACCTTTGCCGCCAGTCATGTCGATACGGAGGTGACACCGATTGTCTATTATGGAAACATCGACATATCGGAAGATATAGCCGCTTCGGATTGGGCGTGGGTGTATGACCTTGGGTCGTATGCTGGACGAGTGCTACACATCACTTCGGAGATGATGCCCGATAACTGGTCACGCAAGAATAAGGCGGTCTTTACGTGCACGGCCTACGTCAGAGTGGGTGAAAACCAAGTACAAGCGGTGAGCAACCAAGTGGTTGTTTAGTGATTAGTGATTAATTTAATTAA